TCCGAGTCTTACGTTACGCTGCTTGGGCAGTGGGGCATGCTCGTAATGGGTGCGTACTTTGGCGGCAGAACGCTTGAAAAATTAGCCGACATGAAAGGTAAAAAATGAGCCATCTAAGTAAACACTTCACCCTCGCCGAGTTAACAGTCACAGACCACCGTGAGTTTGACAACAGCCCGACACAGGAAGAAATAAGCAACCTGCAACGCTTGGCGCAACTGCTGGAGCAAGTTAAAGAAACCCTTGGCGGCAAGCCAATTATGATTAACTCTGCGTTCCGCAGTAAGCAGGTCAATGATGCAGTTGGAAGTTCTGACAAGTCTCAGCATCGTAAGGGGTGCGCGGCTGACCTCCGTGTACCCGGCGTTACCCCTGATGAGGTAGTCCGTGCGGTAATTGCTGCGGGTTTACCCTATGACCAGATCATCCGTGAGTTTGACCGTTGGACGCACATCAGTATCCCAAACACAGAAGATGCAGAACCAAGAGGGGTTGCGCTTATCATTGACAAAGCAGGTACTCGACCTTTCGCCTGATTCATGGGAAAATGATCTATGCCATTACAAAAACTACAGTTCAGACCCGGTGTAAACAGAGAAGGCACTACCCTTGCTAACGAGGGTGGCTGGTTTGACTGCGACAAAATCCGTTTTCGTTCTGGCTACCCTGAAAAGATTGGTGGTTGGCAGGTTGATAATGGGGTAGCCTCTACAGTAGAACCTGTTACAACGCTTGTAGCTACTAGTGGGCTTACCACTGCGGCAGTTGCGCCTAGCGGTGCGTTTTGGGGTATTGCCAAGGCCATGTGGAATTGGATTAACCTAACAGGCTACAACCTTTTGGCGGTGGGAACCAACCTCAAGTACTACATCCAAAACTCCAGCGGTGGTGCGTACAACGATGTAACTCCCATCCGCTCAACAACCACAGGCGTAGCCAACGCTTTTACCACTACAAATACTTCAACGACTGTTACAGTTAATGACCCCGGACACGGGGCACAGATCAACGACTTTGTAAACATTTCTAGCGTATCTGGTGCGGTCAATGGCATAACTGCCGCTAACTTAACTGGCGAGTTTCAAGTTCAGTCCGTTACCAACAATAACGCCTACACAATCATTGCAGGGGGCGCAGCGACATCTACTGGAACATCTGCGGTTACCGCCACATTTAATTACCAACTGACTACAGGTAACACCACATTTACCTTCGGTACAGGCTGGGGAGTGGGTGGTTGGGGTGGCTCTACTGGCCCTTCAGCCGCATCCGCTATAAACGGTGGAACGGCGGTTACTTCTAGTTCAACTACAGCAATTACGCTTGCGTCTGTTACGGGGTTTACTAACGGTGCAGCATCCATGACTGGCTCGACTATTTCAGCTACAGGTGTGTTGAATGTTGGAACGCTTGCCTCTGGGACTATCTACATTGGCATGGTGGTCACAGGCTCTGGAGTACCCGCAGGTACGTATATCCTCTCTAGCGTATCTGGTACGGGTACTGGGTCTATCTGGAACACCAACACAACCACTGCGGTGGCTTCCACAACGATCACAGGCAGCGGCGGGGTTGTGTTTATTGGCATTGAAGCTATTACATACACAACAGTTAGCGGAAGCACCCTTGCTGGGACTATTACTCGCGGCGTAGGAAACACCCCCACATCTGCCCACGCTGATGGTGAATTAGTTTCTCAGTTTGGCTCTACCGCAACAGGGTGGGGGTTAGCCGCACCAGAGGGTCTTGGCGTTGGCATCCAGATTCGTTTGTGGAGCCAGTCTAACTATGGTGAAGATTTGGTGTTCAACCCCCGTGGTAGTGCTATGTACTACTGGGCTAACAACGGGAATCCAAACATTTTTGACCGTGGGCAGATTGTTAAGGCTGGTACGGCTATCGCTACTAAATATGGCTCGTTTACACCAGATTCCACATGCCCTTCAATGTCTAACCTTGTGTTGGTGTCCGACTCTTCGCGCTTTACTTTTGCTTTTGGGTGCAATGACCCAACGGGTGTATATGCAACTGTAGCCCAAGACCCAATGCAAGTTCGTTGGTCTGACCAAAATTCATTAGCCACTTGGACACCAGCAATTACCAACCAAGCGGGCGGCATCCGTTTAAGCCACGGCTCTACCGTGGTTACTGCCATACAAACTCGCCAAGAAATTTTGGTGTTAACCGATTCGGCAGTTTATTCCTTCCAGTACCTTGGCGCTCCCTACGTATGGGGAAACCAAATTCTTGGTGACAACATCTCTATTGCCAGCCCCAACTCAGTAGCCACAGTTAACAACGTCACTTATTGGATGGGCGCAGATAAGTTTTATATGTATTCTGGACGGGTGGAAACCCTGCCGTGCGCGTTGCGCCAGTACATCTATGGCAACATCAACTTAGCAGAAGCAGCCCAAATTCACTGCGGAACCAACGAAGGCTACAACGAAATCTGGTGGTTCTATCCATCTATCACGGGAACTACGTCTGATGATGAAAACGGCACTGGCACACCCGGCTCACCCAATACGTTGATTGATCGCTATGTCATCTATAACCACTTAGAGCGTATTTGGTACTACGGCACTTTTAACGGCACGACTGTGCGTCCCCGCACTGCTTGGTTAGACAGCGCACTTCGCTCGGAACCTATGGCGGCTATTGGCTATGTTTCTGGTAGTACTTATACCAACGGTGCTGTGGTCTATCACGAAACTACCGTGGACAATAACGAAACTACCACCCCTGTTGCCATTGATGCTTACGTTCAATCTTCGGATTTTGATATTGGCGACGGGCATAATTTTGGGTTTGTTTGGCGGCTTATTCCTGATATTACTTTTGATGGCTCCACTTCAGCAGCACCCTCCACCAACTTCACGGTTCGCCCACGTCAAAACCCCGGCTCCAACTACGGGACTTCAAACAACCCGTTTGTAAACAGCACCCAGTCTTACGCTGGCACAACGACCTACAACGTCCAGCAATTTACCCAACAGGTCTATGTGCGGATTCGGGGTCGTCAGATGGCGTTTAAGATTTCTTCAACCGACCTTGGTACACAGTGGCAACTGGGCGCTCCACGTATTGATGTCCGACCAGACGGCAGGAGATAAGCATGGCAGCAAAAGGCGTAGTAGCCCCACGATTACCCGCAGCACCCGTTGAGTACGATCGTATATACATAGATTCGCTATTGGGTTTTTTACGCCAGTACTTCAATGCGCTGGATAACCCCGGCCCAGTATTAGTGGCAACGCAAAGACAGCCAGCTACAGGGACTACGCCTGTACAAGTTATTTCTGCCCTAAGTTGCGCTGCGCCCGATGCGGCGGGTTCCCCCACTATTAGTCTGCCAACACAGGCGGATTTTGCTAACTTGCGCTCTGGCGATATTTACTACGATACGTCTGGCGGGGCTGCAACAAACTACCCACTAAGGATTAAGGCATGATAAACTCAATTAAACCCTTTTATACGAGGCAAAAATGAGCCTACATAACGCCGCTAAACATATAGCCGCCCACGGTCGTGGCGAAGACACAGTACTTATCCACATGACCCCCGAAGAGGTTGGCGGTTTACAAGCCGCAGCACTAGCGCACGGTGGCTCGTTGACGATTAACCCACATACGGGTTTGGCTGAAGCAGGCTTCCTGCAAGCTATTTTGCCTACATTGCTTGGCGCGGGCCTATCAATGATTCCCGGCGTTGGCCCTCTTATGGCTGCTGGGCTTGTTGGTGGCGGGACTGCTCTAGCCACTGGGGATTTGAAGAAGGGCTTGATGGCTGGCCTTGGCGCGTACGGCGGCGCGGGCATTTACGGCGCTATGAATCCTGCGGCTGTAGCAACCCAAGGCGCAAGCACTGCTGCCGCCAGCACTGCTGCTGCGGCCCCAACGTCAATTGTTCCAAACGCCACTGCACTGGCTCCCATCCCCGCAGCCGCTCCCCCCGTCCCAATTAGTAATGGTTTGATGGGTTCTGGCACGTATCCGCTGGGGAATATTCCAGACGTAACCCAGTCGGTTATGGTAAACCCATCATCAGCGGCGTTCTCACCCACTTCAGTAACGCAAGGAACGCCCCCTACCTATCTTGGCCCCAATATGTCAAGCGCCAATTTACCGAGTACTAAAATTGACCTTGGTCTAAAGCCCAGCTATACGCCCCCTGCTAAATCGTTTGAAGACGCTCTTTTATCTAGGAACGGCGCTATGGTTGCGGGTTCGGTTTTTGGTGGTTTGCAAGAAGACCCCAAAGCCGCGACTCCAGCCGACGTTGGCATGATTCGCCCGTACACATTTGACCGCACCAAGAACGCCAGCGCGTTCCAAGATGTTGCTGGTGAACCGTTGAGTTCCAGAGAACGTAACTATTTTACTGACCAATACACAGCGTTGACCCCCTATAAAGCACCGGGCCCTGAGTACAAGAACATGGCAGCGGGTGGCCCTGTAGAGCAGATGTCTAACAACGCAGCTATGGGTGCAAACACCATGTATCCGATGGCTAACATGGCATCGTCGTCTTTTGCTACACCTTACCAAGCCCCTCTATCTACCAATATGCTTGCCCCTTCCGGTGATGCTGCGGTGGGTATAAATGCTGAACCCAATATGCAGGGTACTCGTTTAGCTGGTGGTGGCGCTTTAAATGAGGGTATGTTTGGGTCTGTTGGCGAGATGGCTAAAAAAATGCTCGGGGAGCAACAATCAAACGGCTCACATCAATATACCTATGACCCAAAAACCCAACAATACACTGAAGTGCAGCAAGGTACTTCAATGCCTTATATGGCTGCGGGTGGCTCGTTGGGTAGCTACTCAGACGGCGGGCGGATGCTCAAAGGGCCGGGTGACGGCATGTCTGACAACATCCCAGCAGTTATAGGCAAAAAACAACCCGCACGGTTGGCAGATGGCGAGTTTGTAGTTCCAGCAGATGTGGTGTCACATCTGGGCAATGGCTCTACCGATGCAGGTGCCAAGCAGTTGTACGCCATGATGGACAAGATTCGTGCTGCGCGTACGGGCACAAAGAAACAGGGAAAGCAAATCAACCCACGTAAATACATGCCAGCATGACATACACCTTCACCGTAGAACGCTTCTCGGACACATACAGCGAACTTGAACCGCTGTATAGGCAGCATTACGGGGAAATGATTGACAGGCTGGCTGGGCAAGGGATTGAGTACTCACCCTATAACCCACGCCTTGAGGAGTACATCAAGGCAGGAGATGGCGGTTGGTTGCTGACGTTTGTTTTGCGTTGCGATGGAGTTGCTTGTGGTTATGGGAATGCCTATATCACCAACGATATGCACAACGGGGATTTGATTTCGCAGGAAGATACGCTTTTTGTATTGAAAGAACACCGTAACGGGGTTGGCAAAAAGCTTGTTCAGTTTGTACTCCAAGAGCTAAAATCTCGGGGTGTAAAGCGTTTGGTAGTGTCGGCAATGACCGATTTGCGCGTTGCAAAACTTTGGGGCCGGATGGGTTTCAAAGAGGCTGCTACGCAGATGATTTACGAATTTTAAGGAACCGCTATGTGCAGTCCATCAAAACCTACAGAACCCACTAGTACGACGAATACAACCACGTCTATCCCCGAATACGCCAAGCCGTATGTCGAGCGGATGCTGGGTAAGACAGAGGCGTTATCTAACACCCCGTACCAAACGTACGATCGTGAACGCATTGCGGGATTTAGCGACTTGCAGAACAAGTCGTTTGAAGGTGCAAACACCATGCAGCCCTCACAACAGTTGGGGCAAGGCAGCGGGCTGGCGTACGGCGCAGGGTTAGGCGGTGTGGGTATGGCGATGCAAGCCAACCCACAGAACTTCCAAAGCCAAGTGGGCGGGTACATGAACCCGTACCTACAGCAATCTTTGGCACCGCAGTTGGCAGAAGCTAACCGCAACTACGACATAAGCGGAACACAACAACAGGCTAACGCTACAAGGGCTGGCGCGTTTGGTGGCTCACGCGAAGCGATCATGGCTGCTGAAAACGAGCGCAACCGCAACACAGGGTTAAGCAGCATCATTGGGCAAGGCTACAACACAGCATTCGGTAACGCACAGAACCAGTACAACCAGTCACAAAACCAAGCCCTGCAAGGGTTGGGCATGGCAAATGCTGCGGCTGGCACTTTGGGTCAGTTGGGTCAAAACCAGTACGGTCAGATGATGGGCATCAACCAACTGCAAAACCAGTACGGCGCTCAACAGCAGACACAGAACCAGAACATTTTGGGTCAGCAGTACCAAGACTTCCTAAATCAGCAAAACTATCCGTACAAGCAGTTGGGCTTTATGTCTGACATGACTAGGGGTTTACCCTTGTCCCAAGGTTCGTCTACGATATATCAAGCGCCGCCTTCTCTGGCATCACAGGCTGTGGGTGTTGGCATGCTGGGTAAGGGTCTGGGTGCGTTTGCCGAAGGCGGTGAAATTGAAGAAACTTACGCTGGCTTGCCAGCAGGTGCGTTACAGCGCGTCATGGGAGGTCAAGCATGATCGGTCAATCACTAGCCCACATGGATATTGCCGCCTTGCAGAAGGCGGTGTTGGGTATGGACCCTGCGATTAAGCCGTACGCCGCGCTTGCTGCGTTGCAAGAGAAGGTTAAGTCCCAGCAGATGAAACAAGGTCAAGCGTTGCAGAACCCTGCACAGCCGCCTGTGGCGCAGCAAATGATGGCGCAAGCCCAGCAGTTAAGCCCCGCGCAAATTAGTAACCCCTATATGGCATCTGGTCTGGGCGCTGCCCCCGTGCAGTCTCCTGTCCAAGAACCCGCTACCGGCATGGCATCAGGCGGCATCGTTGCGTTTGACGAGGGTGGGGAAGTCCCACGCTTTGCTGGCCCAACAGGTAGCCAAGTGCAAGAAGCTCAAACTTTTGTAGACGCTATGGGTATTGAACGCAACTCCAAAACTGGGGAACCCGTAAAGTCGATGCTCTCAAGAATAGGTGATTTTCGTGATCGCGAGCAAGCAAAAGCAGCAATGCCAGAACGCCGCATAGCAAACGCCACAGACGAACTAATGTTACGCCCAACGGCAGCCCCTGCAAGTGCTGATAGCCGCCCTTATATAGAGCGCGACCTAACTACCCGTCCGCCCGGGCTTGCGAGCCTTGTAGGAAAAATAACCCCCGCCGCTAACTTGAAAAAGGAAGGCTCGACCAAACGCGGCCCTGCAAATGTAGCTGCTACGCCAACAGAAAAACCCAAGGCGGGGCTTGGTCAAACCGACCAAGCAAGTAGATACGACACAACCCCACAGTACAAGACTATGGACGAGTTCTTGGCGGCACGCAAAAACGCTGAGAAAAACACAGACGTATTGCCAGAAGACGAGTACAGCAAAACCTTGCGCCAAAACCTTACTAAGCGTGAAGAACGCTTGGCACAGGCAGAGAAAAAGGGCGAGCAGATGGCTTACTTGCAAGCTGCTGGAGCTTTCTTCGGTCCGGGCAGTCTGCAACAGAACGCTTCACGGGCAATCCCCATGTTTGCTGAAGCCAAGATGAAAGCTAACTCTGCGTTGGAAGCCGCGCAAGAAAAAGCTACGGACGCACAAGATGCGTGGGCACGCTACAACCAAGCACGCCAAGACGGCAATAAGAAAGACGCACGCGAAGCGTTTAAAGATTTCAACGCCTATACCACCCAAGCCAAACAGTTACAGCTTACGGGCCAACATTACCAAGATACTGCTGCACATTACATCCGTGCAGACGCAACAGGTTCTCGGATGGCTGATGCCTCTATGGTGGCAGCACAAAACCGTGGTCTTGGAGGCGGTGGTGGCGGGGAGAAACGGCAGTTGGACCAACTTAAAGCGTTGCAAACAAGTCTGAAAGACCAGTTAAAAGACCCGATGTTGAGTTTACCTAGAAACGCAGCACAAAAGGCCGCGTTGGCAAAACAGTTAGTAGAAGTGAACGGGGCTATTGCAGGTATGGCAGGATTGAATACAATGCCAGAAACAACCCTCAGTCCCGGTGCTGGCGGTGTAAACCGACTGCCTTTAGATCAGTACTATATTAAATAACGATATGGCAACATTCAACACCGCCGCAGCATTAAAAGCCGGATACACAGAACTCCAGATTGCAGAGTTCTTAGGGCAGCAAAATAAATTTAATACGGCGGCAGCGTTGCAAGCGGGGTATGCCCCCGCTGACATCATCAAACAGCTAAGTGGGCCCCCACCCACTACCATTGGTGGGCAGACTAAAGAATTCTTTAAAGGTATCCCATCGGGGGCGGTGGGTCTTCTCGAAACTGCGGCTACTGGTGCGTCTGCTTTGTTGCCAGACGACATGGAAAAGTCTGCGCGCAAGACTATTTCTGAAACTGCCGCTGCTGCCAAAAAACCGTTTGAAGCCGCTAAAGGTTACGAAGATAGCATTCCACGTAGGCTCGGTGAAGGTGTTGGTTCTACCGCACCGTTCTTCTTGCTTGGCCCCGCAGGAGTAGCGGGTCGTGTGGCTGGCGCGGGGTTAGGTGTTGCCGCTGGTGCTGGCGAAGCCCGTCAAGAAGCTGAAGCCAAAGGTGCGACAGGTGACGAACGGATGTTTGCTACCGCATTGGGTGCCCCAGTTGGCTTGCTTGACCTACTTGCACCACAAGTTAAAGCTGGCAAGAGCATGATTCTCAACGCGTTCAAACGCGGTGGTATGGAAGGTGCAACCGAAGCCGCGCAGAAAGTTGCTCAAAACTTAATTGCCAAAGGTCTATACGACCCAACGCGTAGTGCGTTGGAAGGGTCAGGCGAAGAAGGCGCATACGGCGCTGGCACTGGCGCAATCATTAGTTTCTTACTTGACGCTACCCTTGGCAAACGTGCAAAGAGTGGAAGTTCTGCGCCCGGTACTCCCTCTGGTGAAGCCCCACAAGGTGATGCAGAACAGCAAGCCAAACGCGTTGCCCGAGAGCAAGAGCAGATGGGTGTTAAGCAAGGGCGCGAAGCCCGTGCAGGTGAGAAGTTGCTTAATATTGACGAGCGGGAAGCCGCCAAAGCAGAAGCTCTTGCACAGAAAGACCGCCTTGCTGCGATGGACCGCCTCAATGCAGAGGCACGCGCCGTACGCGAAGCTGACTTAAAAGCAGCGTTCCCCGCAGATTACAGCGATGTAATGCAGCGTGCAGACAACTACGTTGAACTGAGCAAAGAGCTAGATGCGATTGGCAGTTCCCAAACCAAAGAAGCCAAAGCACGCCGTGCGCAACTCCAAGCGCGGATGCAGGGGATTGTGGAAGAAGATACTCGTGTGGTACGTGAAGTTTCCCGCATCCAGCAAGACCAAGCCCGCTTGGCTAAACAGGCTGGGTTCCCAGCACAAAAGTCTGCCAAAGCATTTGAAGCCGCGCCCCCGCAGATGGAGATGCGCGAAGCGATGCTTGAGCCGGGGCAAGTACTGCCACCACAGCTTGACTTGCAGGGAAACATCATTACACCAGAGGCACCTGTAGAGGAGCCTGTTAAACGTTTTCCCACATTTAAAAACGCAACAGACGCAGCGCGTGGCATGCAGCGTGGCGAGGCTGCACTAGCCAAAGAAGCCACAGCCCTACGCAAAGAACAAGAAGCCGCTGGGCAGATGACGCTTGCACCACGCGTTGAACCAAAGGTAACAGAGCAGCCAGTTCCTGAGCCAGTCAAGGTTGAGAAGCCCGTTGCGCTTACGCCTGACACTGTGCCCACCACCGTCACGCCCGACGTTTTGGGTGCCTTGGGTATTGGACGCACGGCAATTATTCGTAAGCCTGACCACGGCATCATGGGTAAAGATATTACTGACCCCGCCCAAGCCGCTGAAGTTAAGTCCATCCTTACAGCCTACCGCCAAGGCCGTAGCGCACCCATACAGGAAAAAATAGATGCATACCTTGCGCGACCAGAATTCCAAGCCGCCGCGCCTACCGAGAATATTGCAGAAGGAGAGACAAATGCTGGACAAACTGAGCCGCCCCCAGATCGAACTGGCGTTCAACTACCTGACCAAACCGTTCAAGGAAAGCCCCCCAGACGAACTCTCAAAATTAAACGAGATGGAGTGGTTTCTCCTGAGCCGGATGTTGGACAGCCTGCTGTCGGAGAAGCTGAACAGCCCGCTCCAGTAGAAGAAGCCCCTGCCGAAACACCTGCCGAAACACCTGCCGAAACACCTGCCGAAACACCTGCCGAAACACCTGCCGAAACACCTGCCGAAACACCTGCCGCGCCTAAGAAGCCGATGGGCATGTTCGACCAGTTGGTAAAACCAGAGACTGCCGAAAAAGGTAAGGGTGAGAAAGCCGCACCTGAACCCACGGTGGAAGAAGAGGCCATCGGTGTAGCACAAGTTAAGTTTGACCCTTGGGACCCCAACAGCTACAGGGGGATGTGGAAAGACCTTGAGAAAGAAAACGGGCGTAGTCCGGGGGAAGCCCTGCAAGATTTGTTGGATGCAAGGCACGCAGACCAGTTGGGCAAGCGTACTATCGGGGCTAAAACCAAGAGCATAAAAAAATCTGTAGACGAGCAGTCTCCAGCAGAAGAAGCTGTACGCGTAGAAGCTGTTACCGCTGCGGTTAAGACCCTGACGGGTGCTGACAAGATGGTGCTGGCAAAGCACTACAAGCAACCAAAGTTTAACAAAGCTGCCGAAACATCATTCATCAACGATACCATTAAGGCGATTACTGACGGCATTGAGTCCGTCTCTAAGGCAATCCACAAGTACGTTCGCAAGGCCATGTCCGGCATGCTGTCTGTGGCTATGGTTATCAACCCACAGTTTATGAGTTTGCCAGAGGCTGCGCTAATCACCAGCCCTGCCACATACGTAGTTGAGCAGGCGGTTACAGCCACCGTGCCCGCAGATGCCGCTAAGTTCATGTCGCCTGCCGCCCAGACTGCGTACGCAACAATACTGCCCGCGCTCAAAGCTGACTTAAAATCACGCAATAAGTTGTTCTTGATGCACGACAAACCCTCGGCACAGACGTTTGTCTTTACGCCTGACGGGAAGATGTTGATGCACCAAAAGACTTTGCAGGGCAAGGCTGTAGGAGATTTGTACAAAGGTGACAACGACATCCCCGCAAACCGCGTCACCCCTGCTGGGCTGTTTAACTGGGAAAAACGTGTTGGTGGTAAGACCGCCAGTGATTATGACTTCAACACCGTATTCGGTATCAACGACGGCGAAGCATTTATCACCCTGATGCACTCGGTATGGACAAAAGAAACTGATGCAGCCCAACGACTGAAAGCGCTTAACAACGACTCAGCGTCTGACTCCCGCTATTCGTTTGGCTGTATCAACTTTTCCAAAAGCGCGTTCAAAGAAATACTCGACAAGTACCAAGACCAGATAGATGGCGCAAAGATGTTTATCGTGCCTGATAACCAAGCACGGGTAAAAGACTTCATTAACGGTGACATAGCCAAGAACATAGTGCGCGAAGATAAACTCTTGCGCCAGTCAGTTGAACCTGTAACTGAGAAAATTACCAAGACCACATCAGGCGCTAAAGCAGCAGCCAACGCCTTACAACGTGCGGTGTACGGCAAGCCAGAAGACTCTGTGCTGGATAAGCCAGCCGCAGAAGTCACCACTGCCAACAAGGCCAGCGCCTTGGAAGCTGCGCTCCAAGCAAAGGTAGCAGAGGGTGATGTGCGCGGTGCCTTGCAATCAATTATTAACGCAGATGCGGCTCTCTATAACGCTGTTGACCGCTTGATTGCCAAACGCCTGCTTCTGTCTGGCAGTCTGCCTAGCGTGGAGATTGTGGGCGAAGGCACGTTGGGTATGGACGGCGACAAAATTGTGGCGGGTCAGTACGATGCTGTAACCGACAAAGTACGGTTGGTCGATGGGTATATTGGTGCCCACACACTTTTGCACGAGTTAGTCCACGGCTTCTTGCACCGCGCCGTCAGTGCCCACGAAGGTGGTCAGATTAACAACGCTGGTGTACGCAACTTGCGGGAACTCTACGACTACGTAGCGGAACAAAACCCTGCTTTGCTTAAAGAGTACGGCATGGTGAACCTCAGCGAGTTTGCGTCTGAGGCGATGTCTAACAAGGATTTCCAAGAAGCCCTGCAAAAAATTCCATACCGCAGACAAAGCGTGTTTACTTGGTTTGCTAATGCTGTACTGAAAGCATTGGGTGTCTCAAGCACCGACCAGCACACCGCCCTTGCTGCCGCTTTGATTTCTGCTGAGAGCGTTATGTCTGAAGGCCGTGCCTTGCAGATGTCAGAATTTGGTAAGCCCGTTCAAGGTACGTTGCCCGGTGTGGCAAATGTCGCAGTTGGGTTTACACAGCAAGACTACGACGAAGCAAATCGTATTGCCAATAGCCTTGGGCCAGCGGCAGCACCTGCAATGGGTGGGTTGATTAACACCAGTTTGAAGGCTATGAACCGCGCTTCAGAACAGTCTGGGTTGTTTACCACCTTGCGTCAAGCGTTGGTTGACAAGTACGCGTCTGTTGAATCCAAAGTGTCCAACAAGTTTTCTCAGGGCGTACGGGATTTCTTTGGCAACTTAAACCCTATGGTTCTGGTACGCCAAGCAGAAGACCACGCCAAAATATTTATGAGTTTCTTGTCCGATGGCGGCATTAAATTCAGCAAAGATGGTTTAGTAGAAACCTTCAAGCAAAAAGGTTCGGCTGTAGAGGCGCTGTCTGAAATAAACCAATTTGGTAAAGACAGCGGGCTTGGGTTTGAAAAAGCCAAAGAGTATGTGTCCAGCGTGCTGGAAGGTCACCGCGCTTTTGATATCCAAGAGAACCACAACAAGCCGTTGGAATCGTCTGCCCTTTCGTTAGAACAGCAAGGTAAGAACAAAGAAGCTGATGCTGAACGCGCCAAGAAAATCAAGCTGCACCTGACTGCGGAAGACATTGCTACGCTAGAAGCAAAGTACCAAAAGACTCCTGCAATAAAGAAGATACAAGATACGTTCAATGAAACCCGTGGGCATGCAATTGACTTGCTGGCTGCGTCAGGTCGCATCTCCAAAGAGACGGCTGATGATTGGAAAGCTAACTCTGCTTACGTGCCGTTTGACCGTGTGATGGAAGACATTGGCGTTAACCTGTTGCCACGCGGCAAGGGGCTTGGTGTGATGACCAAGACACCAGAGATTAAAGGTTCGCTTGACCGCCGTGTTAAAGATGTTGTTGACTCTTACATGGGCACGCTTGGCTGGATGGTTGAAGAAGCCATGCGCCACAACGCCTCTACCAAGTTGTTAAACGAGATGCAGTTGGCAGGGTTTGCAGATAAGCACCCAGTAATTACTGCGGCTAAGAACCCCAACCTTGTGGTTCGCCTGTACGAGAATGGCAAGCCCACGTTCTACGAAGTCCAGAACGAATACGACTTGCTGGCGTTCAAGCAAGCGCCAGAGGTAAACAACTTGTTGATTAACGGCCTAGCCGCTACATCTAGGATTTTGCGAGTCAGCGTGACTGCCATGCCACCGTTTGCCGTGAAACAGGTTATTGAAGATGCGACTCGTGCCGCTATGTACTCTGGCGTACAGCGTCCACTAGTTGTGGCAATGAAGACCTTGTACAACATGCCACGCATTTTCTTCGGCGAAATAACTGGGCGCAAGTCCCCTGCCGCCAAGCGCATGGAAGAACTTGGGATTGTGGGCGACTACGATTTCAACATCTACCAACCCACCAGCGAAATTGAAAAACAAATCGGCGCTAAGAAGCGTGGTATGGGCGGTACGCTTTTCCATACTCTTGAGAAGTTCACCAAGGCATCGGACCTTGCAGGTCGTATGGCCGTGTACGAAGAGACGATGCGTGAGTCTGGTGGTGACGAAGTGCTGGCACAAACCCGCGCACGCGAGTTAATTAACTTCCAACGCCGTGGCTCCAGTGAATCAATGCGGGTAGCGACTCGGGTAATTCCGTTCTTTAACGCTTACGCGCAAGGTATGGACGTGCTGTACCGCGCTGCATCGGGTATTGATTCATCATCCTCTATAGAACGTGGGGCTGCGCGGCGGTTGTTTATGGGTCGCGTTGCCATGATGACTGCAATGGGCTTTGCCTACGCGCTGGCTATGTCTGACGACGAGGGCTACAAGAACGCTACGGACGAGGTGCGTGACAACAATTGGCTGCTGCCCAACGGCTACAAGCTGCCAAACCCCAAAGAATTGGGCTTTATCTATAAAGTTATCCCAGAGCGTATTGTCGAGTACTACCGCCGTAGCGGCACGCCAGAAGAGCAAAGCGCATTGGATGCGTTGAGTGGTGTAGTTAAAGCCGCTTACTCTGCGTACTCATCGCCTACCACGGTGCCGTCGTATGTTCGCCCAATCTTGGAGAACATGACCAACTACTCGTTCTTCTTGCAACGCGAGTTGGAATCCGCCAGCCTGCAAGGTAAGGTACCGGGTCAACGCTATACATCTACCACTTCGGAATTGGCAAAGGGTATAGGCGAAGCAGCCAACATATCGCCAATCAAGATAGACAATTTGTTCAAGGGTATGTTTGGTATGGCAGGGTCAACCACCTTGCTGGCAACAGACGCTATGCTTAACCCAACGCGCCCTGACCGCCCCATCTACCAACTACCGTTTGGCAGTATCTTTACCTACGACACAATTGGTGGGCGTAACAAGACTGAGTTCTACGATTTGCGTGAACGCGTATCTCAAGCGGATGCTACGTTTAAAGATTTGTTGCAGCACGACCCCGCCAAGGCAGAGAAGTTCTTAGAGAAAAACGAATCGCTTATCGCTATGGCACCGCTAGTCAATAAGAGTTTGAAAGAGCTTAGTGAAATGCGCAAGGTCCGCACTGCGATTGAGCAAGGCACCGAAGAGCAGCTTGGCGTTGACAGCGCAGAGCGCCGCAGGCTGATTGACGAACTGCGGGGTTACGAAAACGACTCGGTCAGCTTCGTGCGCGAACTTGAGAAACAGATGCGTGACATGGAATTGATGGAATAAAAAAACCCCCGATGATTAGTCGGGGGCAATTCGATCAAGGAGAGACAGCGGCAACTGCTTACCGCGTGCCAATGTTATCACGCAACTCTCCAAGCACGTACGCCCCACATGCCATTTTCTACCCGCGCTCGGCACTGCACCTTCATATCAAATGACTTTGCCACCATGATGATATGAGTAACTACAGCGCGGTTATCTAGGCAAGGCACAAAGAAGGACGAGCCCGTTATGAACTTGCCCCACTCTATGGTTACTTGTACGCCTTCAATCTCAAGCTGCTTTAAGTGAGTCGTCATCGGCAGTCTTGGCAATGATTGCATCGACATCAAACACGCTGCTGACTGAGTCGTCTATCAGGATAGCGTTTACAGGTGGTGCTGCAACCATTAAACCTTTTGCCATACGTTTCTTCACAACCTCTACGCGTACGCCATCGTTCTTCAGCGCGTTTAATGTTTCGTGGTAACTAACTTGGTTCTTTGAACACCAGTCCTTAAACGCACGTTGTACAAAGTACAGACACTTTGTATCCATATCGTAGCGAATCATCAACGCATTCATGGGGGTCATCAACGGCGCTCTAGGTAACCCGTTGTCTGCGGCCCTGTCGTGACCAACCAAGATGCTGCGGATGTTGGAGTTGATAAACGAACCGATTGCAGAGATGCCGTCTGTCGGGATGGCCTTGATGTCAGTGCTGCCCTTACGCAAGAACGCTATGAGCCACTTGAAGATGCGCTTGACATCAATGTCAATCAAACCCAAACGCTGGGCTATAAACCCACCTGTAATGGCAACAGCACCAAGGCTAGACCAGAAGCGTTCGCGTTGACCCAAGCCAGCCGCTGCATCCAGTTTGAGTTGCACATCGTGCAGAACTTCCAACGCTTCAGCCCGATTCTCTACAAGATACTTCATGTAGACCTCGCCAGCCAAGCCAAAGTTCTTGTGCAACTTGGCAAACAGGGTGTCGGTAAATTCCTTGGAGAAGTTGACATCGCGCTCAATTTTCAACTCGATGATACGCATCAACTCGCCTTCTGGAAATTCCTTCAAGCTGTACAGCTTGTCGTACAGGCTGGCGTTGGACGATGTAATTGCAATCAGCCGCCACATGGTGTTGTTGATACGCTCTGCGTTGACTTGTGACTCCATGCGGTTCTTGCCCCGCCCTTGGGTTGTAGCGTAAGCCAACTGCGAAACGATGTCTTCACGCATGTTCGTGATTTCGTCAATCGTCACAGGCAGGTTGTTCATCACCCCAAAGCGAAAAATCTTGGAGTTGTATGTATCGTCGTTTTGCAGGAGCAGGTCAAACGGCTCGCCCCAAATACTGTTGATAGCCATCTGCACGGTTGACTTGCCCGTACCCGAACTACCACTCAGCAGGTTAACGATACCCCCACGCACCTGCGTGAACTTCAGCAACGGTGTGCCAAAGCCCAGTAGAAACGCAAAGGCTTGCGCTTCCATGCCGGGGTTGTCGTAGAAGTTAACGACTGACTTCCACTCTTCCAAGTCACCCTTCTTACCCAGCAGGCCGCAGGTCTGCATGATGGCGGTTGATGGCGGGCTGTATTTAATCCCAGCAGGGGTGATTTCTCTATCCCCTAAGACGAAAGTGTTTTCGTCTGTCCAGCCAAATTGTGTTCTAACTTTTTCTGCTTGTTCCATATTCTGTAATTCCTTTACCCAACGTGATACATAAAACATGAGTTCGTTTACGCCTTTATCAAGGGCTACTACACCATGTTCCCCAATCGCATCGCGAAAGCGGTCCTTGGCAAGCGCCGATGTAAGAGGTATCGAAAACTCCCTCACTCCATCTCTTGGCAGATGCAACCGCATCCACAATACTTCCCCCAAAGCTGGGTCAAACATTCGCTTGACCACATAAAAATCGTTCTCGTAGACTAACTTGTCTTGCCCGTCTTCTTGGCCCGCATCGGCTTTGCGGTATATACCACCGTACTTACCACGGAAAAACGGAAAAGGGTACGCAGGTATTTGGTACACCCGCTTGTCGTTCGTGTCCGCGTTTATGTCTTCTACTAGGTTATCTTTTTCTGTAGCTGCTTCAATCTCTTTTCCCAACACAATGGGCGAACCAAACTTACCCTTGTGCTTGCATGACCCACAGGTGTTGGGGTACAAGGTATCGAACATACCGCAGGTGTATGGGCCCTTGGTCAGACCCGCCTTGTACTCTGTCTGCCCCCTGTCGTACGCAGGGTGCATGTTGGAGATGTCGTGGATGGCAGAGTCACGGTCAATGCAATGCTGCGCAACCGATAAGCCAGCCCGCCACAAAGGTTCGTCTATGTTGCCTTGGTCTTCCAGTATGCGGGTGAGTTGCGCACAGCCTTCGACTTTAAGGGCAATGATTTTCTGAAAGCGGAACGTATTGTTCTTGCCAATCAGGCTTTTGGTAGTTTCGTCCAGCCCCTCGGCCTTGAGGTGTTCTGGGACTTCAAAGGGTAAGCTGTCAGTAGTTTGGATGGCTGGCGCACCCAAGGCTTTTGCAAACTCTATCAAATCAATCTTGCCCTCGCCAGCGATGTACTCGACAGGCAGGGGGTTGCTTGGGTCTTTAAAGTGTGTGGTGTCTGGCACACGCAAGATGCGGGCAGCATCTGTGGTGCATGACGGGTCAGCGTGTAGCTGTCGTTCTAGGCAAACTTCTTTTAGGCGCTTCGCTACGGGAATCCAAATGTCTTTCTGTATTGCTTCGTCTAGCACCCAGTACGCATGCAGCCCGTTGCCGGAGTTAACGCATATGGGTTGTGTGAGATTAAGGTCAGTGCAGAACTGACCGAGTGCTGCTATCGCATCGACCCGCGTGGGGTAGGCTTTTGTTGGCCCGCAATCTAGGTCAAGCCAGAACGACTTGATGACTGATACGTTTGCCGCCAACCTACGTGGTGGGTTGATTGTTTGCTCGAACGAAGACATCGCGAAGTACGCGTCTGCGCCAGCACCGTGGATAGTTTCAATCTCAGTAACGAGTGTGGGAATGTCATTTGTAAACCGTGTGCGAATCTTGCCTTGCATTATTCCAACTGCGCAGTACGTGCCTGTATCGGCAAGCACTGCGGTTAGAAATTCTGTTTTTGTCATGGCGTGGGTTTTCGCAGGGGGTGTTTATCTTGAGCCAATGAAGGCCCGACTTTTTAGAGACGGTTAGCTTAATACTTTTCAAGGTATGCAAGTACCTTGTCTGCATACTTTTGTTTGGGATTGAAGTCTCCCGCAAACCAGTTGTACACCGCTACAGTAGTTACCCCTGCTACTTTTGCAACCTCTGATACTGGGATACCAAGTTTGATGCATTTGCGCCCGATACGTACACCTATCTTCTTTATGTCTGCTTGCTTGTTCTTATGAACAGTTGATAGTGAATAGCCAATCATATGATTCCTTGTGGTTGGGGGCCGAAGCCCCCATAAATTTACTCGGCAATATCGTCGTCAGCCCACGCATCAAGGACACTAGCTACGCTTTTCGTCTCAACTTTCTTGGTAGCAACTTTCGTTGGCTCTTTGGTCGGCTCTTCTACCGCAGTGGGTTTAGCAAAGGTGATAGGTAACGCTGGCGCGGAAGCATCCGTACCATCCACTTGAGCAACAGTCATCACAACTGCATTCAACGCATCAGGTGTTTGGCCTTGGCTCTTAGCAGTCGCCATCTCTTCAACGCTCAATGGGCGTACAGCCTTGAACGTCAACTTCGGTGTGGCGCTTGCTGTATCGAAACGCATCTCTGTCACAACCGCAGTCACGGGGATACCGTGTCCACCCAAGAACTTGGCGTACTGCTGTAGCGGCATCTTGCCGTTGTCGCCTGTGCCAAAGATTGACTGGGCTGGCAAGGTGAGTTGGTACACATCACCACCGACATTGTTCTCCAAGACCAACGCGATGCGGTGGCTGAAACGGCAAGCACGGCTGTCGCCTTGACCGGAACCCTTGATGTTCTGTTGGCAGTTCTGGCAGTTGGGGGACTGCGGATTCTTTGAAGACTTGTCAGGCGCAACGCCATCGTTAGACCAGCACACGGGTGCAGAGTTCTGACCTTCTGTGTAAGTGCCAGCGTAGTAGCTGCGTGAGGTCTTCTCAGCAGAGCGAACCACAACTACGTTCATGGCGCGGTCGTCGTTTTGTGCAACTTCTTTACCGCCAACAATCATGCGGAATACACCGCCACGGATAGACACACGCTTGCCGCTACCGCCGCCACCCATCAGGGCTTTGGTTGTTGCATCGAGTTCCAAGTTTTGGAAGTGTGCTGGAAGGGCGTTACCGCCTTGAGAAAACAGAGTGAGTTCAGACATTTGTGGGCTCCTTGAGAATGTCAATGTTCATGTTGAAGTGGCGAGAAAGTTCACTGGCAAAGAATCGGTAACTCTTGCCAACGCGAACATACGGGATACGTTTGACTGGGTCTTTCTCCCGAATCAAAGCGTGGATGGTTGACGGGGCGACTTGCAAAAGCTTTGCCACCTGTGCCAACGTAAGTGCAGTTTCCAATTAAGCTCTCCTTACAGTTACTGTATATTTATTGTCTACGTTAAGCCCCGGCGGTAAGAGATCAGGATTTTCACGTAGGAAGTTTTTCATGCTGAGTTGCGATATACGCCGCTCAACAAGGTCAAGCGCATCGTTGTCACGGATGAACTTATGCATAGACCCCCAGTCACCTGTCCAATAGCGGGTACTCATTGAACGAATGGCTGTGCCATGCGCGGTCTTGATGCTTTCAGCACCAGTCGTCTTGCAGATTTCAAGAAGGTTAGATTCAACCATCTCCATCTGTTCTTTTATGTCGTTGTCTTGCGCTTCGTACGCAGCTTTGATTTCAGCACGCTTATCGCGCATTTTTATATAGACCCTTACAAGTCTATCGGCAGTTATGTCCATGTCTTTCCTTTCGTTGTTTTGGTTAATAATACACCACAACTTTACTTTGTCAAGTTCTTTCTAACTCATCTTTGTAAAGTTCCATCAAATTAAATTGCGCTTGCTCTTTGCTATCGAGAGCCTTGTACAACTTAGCTTCTACTGGACTGCCCATTAGTTTTACAACTAAACATTTGTTCTTCTGCCCAGCCCGATGTATACGGGCGTTTGCTTGAGCGTATGTTTCATAGGAAGTAATAGGCGACCACCACACCACTGTGTTTGCAGCGTGTAAGGTGACACCATGTGATGCTGCTTGGGGCTGTATGACAAGCACCCGTGGGTCAGCGTCTTCTTGAAACCGTTTGAAGATATCGGTACGCCTGCCTGCTGGCACGCCCCCGTGGATTACTTCTACCGTGTAGTTATCTTTACGCAGGGTGTCGTACAGAATTTCAATCGAATGCCTAAACGGCACAAACACAAGTACCTTGTTGGTGGACTCGTCGATTACTTCTTTCAGCACGGCGATGCGGTTGCTGGCATCGAACGACACCACCTCGTCGTTGTCTGTATACACAGCGCCACAAGATATTTGCAGCAACTTGTTTAACTTAGCTGCTGCGTTGACTGCCGTGATTTCTTCACCCGCCGCTTGCACCGCCATAACCTTGCGTAACTTGTCGTAGTACTTGGTCTGCTGCGGGGTAAGAGGTACTTCCCGCTCGGTGTACAACATGTCGGGCAAGTCAAGGCATTGGTCTTTGGTAAAGCGTATAGCGGGCTGGAGCAGTGCGCTGACTGACTGCTCTGCGGTAACCTTGGGCACCCACTTGAACGCGGTAATCTTGTGCATCACTTGGTCGCGGTACATGGTAAAACTGCGGGGTGTAGCAGAGGGGTTGACTAATTTGGCTAGGCCGTACGCATCAAGGGGCGACTGCGAAGCAGGTGTACCCGTCAGCATCCACAGCCACATGTTGGGTTTCAAGATGCGGTTGAGTACCTTCCAGCGGGTTGTGGTCGCCGTCTTATACGCGTTCGCTTCGTCAATCACAATCATGTCAAACCCAGCTTTTGCTATGACATCTTCAACCACGGCTACACCGTCAAAGTTAATGATGACGAACTCAGCATCGGAGTTAATGATTTGTGTACGCTTTTCTTTGCTGCCGTAGGCTATGCCTACCCTGCGGTGCATCGCCCCTTTGAAGATGTCGTTCTGCCATGCGGCTTGCATGATGGATAGGGGACAGATGACCAGCACACGCTTGATGTGTTTGGTGTTCATCAGGTAGTCAGCCGCCCATGTAACCGATAGCGTCTTGCCTGTGCCCGGCTCGTTAAAGCAGAACGCCCTGCGGTGCAGGGTAAAGAACGCGGATGTTTGTTTCTGGTGGGTGAACGGTTGGTAGATTCCGGGCCAGTTGTACTTGGACACAATGGGCGAGGGTACGTTCTTTATACGTAAGTTTTTAAGTACCTGCGCTTCTTCCAAACCCCAATGCACCATGACTGTACTAACGTCGCCATCCTCCAGCAATGTGCTTTTTGGGATGACGCTTAACACCTTGTGTGGGTTGCGTAATTTGAGCTTTAATGCTCTACCTTCAATAATTTCCATGTCTTCTCCAATAGCAAATCACTCCAAACGCGAATGTCGTTTGAAGATTTGGGTGGCACCTTGCGGGTGCCAATCGGCTAAATCACCAACTCTAAGTACATTTAGAAAGGGGAGTAGGCTTTAGCTGGTGGGGTTAAAGGGTAACAACAGAGAGCCCCCGTAGTCTCACTCCCACCTTACAGACTACGAATTACTTTTTCTTTGGCTTGTTCACTTTAACAGTATGGTCACTGTTACGGCTGAACGAACGATTCTCTGACGCGGTTTTCAACCGTAGGTTGGACTTGCCAGCACTACCACCCTTGCTGAGTGGCACCTTGTGGTCAATATCTTTACCCTTGCGGTCTATACCTTCGCGGTCGTACAAGTCACGGGCGTTCTCACGCTTGCGTCTTGCAGGGGCTTCACCCCGTTCCAACTGCTGTGTGTATTCTTTTTTGTATGGTCTTGCTTTGTTTACGTATGGCATTTATTTCCTTCCACAGTGGGCGCACTCGCTTACCCAGCAGTAATTCTTACACAAACCGTTGGGCTTTGCGTTCCAAACACCTGAACTATACGCGCCTTCCAGCATGGTGACGGTAGGCATCCAGTTGCCCCAGTAGCGGTGCTGCTGCTGGGCTTCGTACACCGATGGTACAAACTTACCCTCAGTCAGAAACAACAGGCCACCCTTGACCTTGTTCACCTTGGGGAACATCTTGAACACCGCCAGCGCCATGAGTTCTAACTGACCAACGTCAGCGTAACGGCTCTTGCCTAGCTTATAGTCCACAACCCGCGCTTCGCCCCGCTCCTCGTCCACGATGAGTAAGTCGGCTACGCCACGGAACCAGCAGTCGGGGGAAAAGAAGTCGCACGGCTCTAACGATTCGGTCAAAGCCATTTTAATTTCGCAATACTTGGTGCCAGAGATACGCTTCAAGGATTCCAGCGGCTCTTGCATGAAGTCAAACTTTGCTGGTATGGGTACGTCATCACGGATATATAACTCCGCGACTGTGTGTGCTTCCTTGCCATACATGGCAGCTTCGCCCTCTGGCTCTTTCACATCCTTAATTACCTTGGTGTGGTAATACTTCTTTGGACAGGTTGTAAAAGTTTTCAAGCTAGAAAACGACCATGCTGGAATCTTATTAGCAATCACCGTATGACATCCCCATTCCGCTTTCGCAGTTGACTGGTAACCCTTCGGCCCATGATGGTGTCCAACGCATGCAGGATTCCACATAGGCTCGTGCTTCATCTGCTTCTTCTTGCCGCGCAACAATACCGATAGCATCGTGTACTGTAAGTACAACCTTGTACCGCTTGGCAATTCGTAACATTTGTTCGCCAATGATACACCGCGCTATTGCCTGTGTAAAGTTTTCAACGACTTTTCCACCATAAATTTTATTGGTTCCCTTACGGGTGGTGTACTGGAATTGGCGTTTACCCTCGCCATCCACGACTTCAGCCAGCCCGCTGTAGAACACATACAGCCCGTTCGGTAGGCGGATACGCCCGCCAGTTGGTCCAGCGTCTACGGTCAGCAAGGCATTGCGCCCCAAGGTCATCGTCTGCCCCCTTGCCATGCACCGCAGGGCTTCTTGGGCTTCGCGCCATAACTGCGGTATCTTGGGGTAGGTAGCGCGGTAGGTATCAATGATTCGCTTGGCTTCATCACTGTCAATCTCGGTGCCAAATGTTTTGAGTTGCAGTTGGAACTTCGGGCCACCCATGCCGTACCCCGCACCAAGAATCGTTGTCTTACCAACGAACCGCTCAACCTTATCAATCGTATCAGCCGACTTGTTGTAGATGGCAGATGCCATGATTTTGTATACGTCCTCGCCCTTCGCGAATGCTCCCACCAAATCGTCTTGCTCAGATTCCCACGCCAAGGTGCGGGCTTCAATCTGTGACGAGTCCGCGTCGATAAACACATAACCCTCTGGCGCAAGGATGGCGTTCTTTAACTTGCCAGCGTTGTCACCCCGACTTGGTAGGTTCTGTAGATTTATAGAATCTGTACCGCCCCATCGCCCCGTGTGGGCAGCGTAGTATTTCAACGGGATGGGGAACAGCCCGCGCTTGCCGATGTCTATGAACCGTTGGGTGCGTGTCTCTTCAATCGTTGACTTCGTACCCAGCCTAGCCGCGACCAACGCTTGCACCCGTGGGTCTTCGTGTTCTAGCAAATCTTGTAGGCCAGCATCTGTCTTGGCAAACGCGTATGTCTCTTTGCCCGTGGTCATGCTTATCTTCTTGGGTGGGGATATACCCAGCCCTTCCAGCATCTGCGCAAACTTGGGGTTGCTCATCAACGTCTTGCGCACCTCTGCCTTTACCTCTTCGTCACCCAGTATGTGTTTGACGGCTAAGTCTTTGTGGCCTATGGCTTGCAGTGCGCTGACCAAGTGATTGGTCTTCTGTCCCACCGTCTCAGCAAGGTGCTGCTCTAACAGCGTGCCATCAAGGCGCAGCACAGGGTCAATGAACATCTGGAGCGTCAGGTCAATCAGCTTGAGTTCCGACTTGGGGAACTTGCCCTTCTGCATCATGATGTTAAAGATGTCGTAGGTTAGCTGCACATCGTTCTTACAGTACTCACCATAGTGGGCGAGTTCAAGCTGGCTGAACTGCACCAAGCGTTTGCCCTTGGCGTTATCCACCTCAGTGCCCTTCTGCCCCACGCCATACTTAACGGCGATGTTCTTGAGGGATACGCTTTGTTCTACGCCATGCAGGGCACGGGCCATCGACTGTGTGTCGAGCCAGCCCATAGGTTTAACGCCGTACCGCCATGACAAGATAGCCCCATCGAACATGGTGTTGTGCGCCAGCACAAGCGAGTCAGCCCAAGGCAGTTGGTCAAGCGCCGCCGCTAGTAATAGTTCGCTACCTGATACCCACTTGGGGGGTGCGTCATCTATCTTGTAAGAAAAACCAATCGTCTGGAACAGCCCAGCCCGCACGTACTCTTCAGTACTTATCTTGCTCAGGCTGTAGTCTTGGTCGTAGTACGTTTCAAAGTCTACCGTAATTAGATGCGTCATTAAATGCCTGTCCTATGCTGCTTTGTTGTAAGCTGTTTTGCTGCCGTAATGCGTTTTCCCAACCTTGTTTGGATGCGTATGCGTTTCTCGCCATTTGCGGGTCGTATTCGTATTGCGGTACTGTGCCTTTCCGTGTGTCTGTTGTTCCTGAGTCCGCGCCACCAAGGATTTGCTGCAACATATTTTTGTACATATCCGCAAGATAGATTGCACGGTATGTTTCTAGCATCGCACTGACTTCTTCTTTAGGCAAAGCCCAAAGTGCCTTTGCCCGTACGATGTCGGGGTCGCGTGCAATATCTTGCAGCGCCATTACCAAAGTGTCCCATCTATGCTTGGGGCTGTGGGGCATGAATTCCTCTGGGTTTGACCCCATGCGTGCTATCACCAGCTTGGTGTAATCAGAAAAGTTTTCCATACAAGTCCTCTATTTTCATCAGCCATTCTTTCAACTGGCCTACGTTTGTTTCGTTGATGACCCACGCCGTGCCGTGTGCCTTGCGTATATTGGCAAGCTCTCGCTCTTGCAAGACAGTCGTTACCCCCTTACCCGCCTTGCATTCAATGGCTATGAAGTGCCCATCAAGGCAGCAGATGATGTCGGGTATGCCCTGTCTACCGTAGCCGTTAGCGGGCGGGCAGAAGTAATAGACACCATGCTCATCGAGTATGGTGCGTACCGCATGCTTGACCTTGACTTCAGGTGTTTGAGCCATGCGTCTGTTCCTCGTCAAGTTTTAGTGCGTAGTGCTGCGCTTTGCCCGTGTCATCGCTGCCAGCCTTCTTGCCTTGGCGCATGGCGTACTTGATGATGTTGCCTTTGAGGTAGCCACGGAACTCCTCTGGGGTAAGCACGGATTTCATTACAGCCCAAGGCTGCATGCCCATGTCTTTGTAGTGTGTGCCGCTGACTTGCAAATCGTCAGCGCGTGTACCGTTGGGCTGGTGTTCCACTAAAGTCTCTGGGAAAAGTTCAATCTGTTGCATAGTTATCTCCAAAATTGTTGTAAAGCCGATGTACCAAAACCTTTTTGGTACTCTTTCTCTTTGGGTTCAGCCAGTCGTTTCTTACTTGGCAAAGCCCCCGCGAACACTTCTTCTTTCGTTTTGAACGTACAGAAACAAAGTTTGCAATACCTTCTGCGGTAAGTGAATCCTTCGTTCTGTATGGTATCGACAATGGCTATCTTGTCGCCTTCGCACTTGGGGCACTTCATCCAAGTAACTCCTTCTGCAACACCTCTTGGCATGTTGCAAGGTCTTCGTACAAGTGTTCGGGTAGCCTGTGCTTATCTGCAAAGCTCCACGACTCCAACGCCGATAGCAGTTTAATTATTGCGAGTATCTGTTCTTTAGTCATGTGTTCTTTCCTCTCCAAATATTGATTGCACGTTTAAGCGCGTACCACAGACTCCGCTGCATAAGCTGCTGTTTTAAACGCTCGTTCTCCAGCATCAACTCACTGTTATGCGTGGACATTAGGTTCCATGCTTTTTGAATGTCTTCTTGTGTCATGTGTTCCCCTCCTTTAGCCATTCTTGAATACGCTTAAACGCAACTAAATAATTACCATTCTCGGCAAGCCGTACAGCCTCCAAGAATTGCGCCTCCGTCAGCCCTACCCAAGGGCGTTGTTGCGGGGTGGTGTAGAGAGGTGTTGAACGCTTAAACCCGTGGTAATCATCAGTCTCATGTGTGTTGTGCCAATAGATAATTTTCTTTTCTTCATCAAGCCACGCCACAGGCTCTTGTGCTGGCTCATCGGGGCAGTCTTCACACTTTGTCTTGCAGCCGTTCATCTTCATGCACCAAGGCTCTTGCTGTGCCAAGGCTGCTTTGATTTTGGTAAGAAGTGCAGTTGGGTATGCAAAATTACCACCTTCAAGCAAAAATGCCATTTCTTCTAAAAGTTCTTTCATTCCGTCACCTCCTGTTTTGCAGTCAAAGATTCCAAGCGTTTAATCCGTGCCACGTTGTAGGCAACGATGGCGGTGTGGTACTCCATGCTCGATTGATGGCGTAGCTTAGTGCGCTGCGCTTGTATCAGTTCCTCGGCGATAAGTTCCGCAGGGGTCGGCATGACCCAGTGGTTTATCAGCCATTCCCATACATTTTTTAAGTGGTTCATTTGAATATGCTCCTTGCTAATACGGTTTTAGTGGGTTCGCACTGCGTCACGCTCGATGGCTGCTTGTAGATGATGTACCCCGCGATAAAGGCAACGGTTGCTACCATGCCAAGCAATGTCATTAAATCAATAAAGCCATCCCACAGCCGTTCAAATACGGTTGGCGTTTCGTATTCAATCATGTCGTCAATCGTTTCAAACTTCGCGCCTGTTTCTTCTGCGTCAATCAATAAGTTTTTTAGCTTGCCCATATTGCGTCTTCCCATTCTTTAATATAACCAAAGTGAAGTAAATCGTTTGCAAGTTCAACTTGTATGAACTTGTTTTTCAATAAGTGTTTACTCGCCTGTGAGACAAGCCAGAACGCGCTACCTACGCGGTGGCCTATGCTCTTAATCTCACCCATCTTGTCCACCATACTTAGCAGTGCCACATCTTTACGTATCCAGTCAGGCAGATGGTCATCATCGAATATGGCTTGTGGCCCGATGATTTCTTTTCTGTGGTCTAGATACGCAGTGATGCGCCACCGCCCATCTTCTTCAAGAAGAACGCGGTAGATGTAATCAAAATTACGTTTCAAATCTTTGCCCTTACATATGAATAGTTGTGCCGTTGGAAGCAACAGCGTGTTTGTTGTCGGCAATGCACCAAAGGATTGGTGCAGGCCAGTTGTAACCCCAGTCATTGAATACCTCTCCATCTGTGAGCATGACGATACAGTCGGGCTTGATGTTGTGTTCATTCAAGTAATCCGACATACAACTCGGGGCCGTACCACCGCCGCCCTTGGGCTTCGTGCTTTCGCGCAGTGATGGCAATGCCTGCTCGTCATAGGTTTCGTGTGCAGCTACAGTATGCCCCCAATAAATCACATCGACAAGTTCGGGTTTAACTGACTCGCAAATACCCTGCGCTTCGGCGAGAAATGCAGCCAGTTCCTTGTCCCCGATTGAGCCTGACGAATCGACACCCAACACAACACGGCGTACCCTGTCGCTATAAGATGTTGGCAACGTCAAGTCTTGACTCTGGAACCTGCGGTCAATGCGGCGATACGATGTGTAGTCATCCCCTATGATTGAGTTGGTTGCAAACTCACGCATGGCATCGCGCCAGTCCACCTTGGGGGAAAGCATCTCCATCAGGCCACGGTCTACATTCGCACCCGCCTTGCTTGCAAGGATGCCGCCTTGGCGCAACGCTTGGTCAATGGCGCTAGACATGTCGTCCACCTCTGCTTGGGTCATCGACTCACCCGACTCCCAGTCATGCTCATCAAAGCCTTGCTCGCCGCCTTGTGGCTCACCGTCAGGGTATTGCTTCTTCAGTAGGCGAAACACCTCACCCGCATCCATGTCACGGTACTGCTGGTCTAGACACCCGCCGTCAGGTAGTTTTACAAAACCATCTTTCAGGTATCTGTCATTGATGGGCAGGTTGATGACATAGTCGCATGCCATGTTGGCTAGTTGCGGGCTGTCTTTGTACATCCATCGCCATGTATGCATATGCTTGTAGGCACAGTGCATCTTCTCGTGCAGTACCAGCCCCATAAGTTCAGCATCAGTCAGCTTACTGATGAACTGCAAGCCGTACTCGGTGTTGACACCGTCTGTACGCGCTGTCATCTTGGGGTCGTCCACGACTGTGGATTTCCCATACATAACGATGCATGCAATCATCATGTAATCGGGGTCGCGGATAAGCGACACATGCGCCCGCTCAAGGCGCTGTGATTGTGATAAGTTCATATTATGCAAACAGGTATTGGTTGGCGATAGCGAACTCGGTGAACTTGTCGTTCTCCATAGCGAAGTCTTTGCTGGGCTTCTTGACAATGGTCGTACAGAACAACGCTTGCATCTCTTTGGGCATGCGGGACATGTAGTCCATCCAAGAGTCAAGCGTATCTTCTGATACCCAGTTCAACGCCTGATGCGTGAGCATCATCTTGCCAGCGATTTCCTTGGGCATAGGTGCGCTATCAGGGCCAGCAATAATCTCAGCGCGGCGTGGCAATGAGTCACCCATCTGAATCCATGCTTGCAAGTCCACAGTAGCGGGCGCACCGATAGTGCCAATCAACGCATTCTCCAGCGCACGCTTGGTAAACATACCGCGCTTGTTCACAATCTTGCTGGCCTGTGCCAACGAACGATGCGTAACGAACGCACTGCGCTGTGCCTTGGGGTGGTAAATCATGGGGTTGTCGTCAGGGTTGTCGTACATCTCGAACGGGTGCAACGCTTCGGGGCGCTCACCTACCCACATAATAATTTCGGGCGACACATCGTTGAAGCGTGCCCATGTATCCACCCAGTCAGGTGCAGGCATCTTCTCCAATTGAGTAAACGATACGCGGTTGCGGTGATGCCCTTGGAACACATCGCCCACATTCTCAGAGCCTTTGTTGGTAGTGCCAAAGACAAACGACTCAGGGTGCAGGTATCGGTTACCCGCTCTGCGCTCAACCAGCAGGGGTAGTGACGCATTCAGCGTGGGCCGTGGTGCCTTGCCAATCTCATCCAGCATAAGTATCACAGGCACGTTGTCGTGCAGCCCAAACGATTCGTTGTAATAGAACTCAGTCGTCTTGGTATCGTGGTTGACTGCGGGGATGCGGAAGTCACCCTCATGCATCACAGTCATATCCATGTACACCTTGCGGTGGTTGGGGAAACGCTTGTGCAGCGCATCTATCAAAGATGATTTGCCAGAACCTATGTGGCCTTCAACGATGGTAGTTACCTCCGTGCCAACGGCAGCGATAAAGTCAACTGTCTCTTGATAATTCATTGATGTTTGCATACGTACTTTCTTGGTTGGTTAAAGGGATAAACTAAATTTATCAGTCAGGTCATCCATCTTGATGATGATGGACTCGCGCATCTCAGGTGACTCACGCAATGACTTGATATCTACATCTACTAACGAACTCTCCAATGCTCTACGCGCCGCTTCTAAGTCGGGGTCGTCCAGCACATTCAATGACTGCAAGGTAGTGCATAGACCCAATGCGTTCTCAAGCATGGATGCATACAGCTTCTGCGGCTTGCCGTCTTCCTTGGGCAGCATCTTGGCGCGGATATGTACCACCTCTTGATACAGGCGTTCCCACGGTACATTCATAGCTTCTTGTACCCGCGACTTCACCGATGCTTCAAACTTATTTTTAAGTTGCAGCGCAGCTTCTGCGGGGATGTCTACGCGGAAGTCACCCGACTCAGGCACAGGTGCAAAGTGGTAGTGAAAGCCGAACTTGCGGTGCATCTCGCTCTCCATTGGGTACTCTCTGACATCGAACAACTTACCCAGCTTGAACGCTTGCGCTGCCACCTTGGTGCTGAAGTTCTGCACAAACGTATCCACTAGTACATTGAACTCTTGCTCACGCTGTGTCAACTCATGGCTTACATCCATGAACGCCTTGGTAGGTATAAGCCGTGTGCCGCTATCAGACCAAGGTAAAGTCACGCTATACAACCAAGTACGCGATACCCCTGCAAATGAATTGATAGCTTCCAAGTCTTTGTCTTCGGCGAACAGATTCTTCTGTACCGATGTAGCCGAAGTCCGCGCACCCTTGGCAACGCTGACCTCAGTAGCCGTGGCTTTGTCTTGCTTACGGCCTGTATATACGCTGATGTTTAAGTCCAGCAACATGGCGCTGGACGATAGGCTTTTGTGTTTCATGCTGTTCTCAATAACTCAATTGAGTTGTTGGCCTTGTTAGTAAATACCTTATGGGCGTTGTTGCCCCACTCACTTGATGCCATGCTAGAGATAGAGCCCAGCACAGTCATCAACCCCACGCCCGCCTGAACCATCTCAGGTGTAAGGAAGAAGGCTTCAACGTCCCCCACTACCATGCGTTTAATGGCTGGCCCGTAAACATTTCGGTATGTGCCATACGGCATAAGTGATGGAGCCTTTTTCGCTCGGGTTGGTTTATCAGGGGCAAGTTGGATTACTTCCCCGCCCTTGTTGATAGTCGTGCCATCAGATAGCACGATGATGTATCGCGCCTTGCATGCATCAAGTAAGCGTGTTGCTTGCTCGACAGTTTTATGTATAGCGAGGGGTAAAGATTGTGATGTTTCGTTCATAGAAGTTTCTCCATTAAGTTAATTACAAAGTAAAGTTTACATTCAAAAGTTGGGTATGTCAAACATGTTGTGAGGGTTGCTCCAATAAGCTCCATAGAGAACCATAGAGAACCATAGAGAACCACGCAGGGTCATAGGATTGGCCTGTCAGCGGTGACCTGCTCGAAATGGTTCTTGGTGCTGTCGATGAACATAGCCACCTGATTGACCGTGCAGTTCTCCACCACGTTCCATACGGTGATGTTGTCCACCATCCACTCCTCGACCTCCATCATCTCCATAATCTCATCGTAGGTAAGGTCGTCGGGGTAGTACGTCAACCATTCGTCCAAGGCAAAGCGCTCGGCTTTGCTAAGTTTGTTTTCTGTTATTGAGCTGTCCATGATGTCTCCTTTTGATGTTGGTAAAAAGTAATCCTGTGCTTGCAGTAGTGCGGCGCAATCCAATCAAGGTTTGTCTCTTCGGCGTACGCTTCTGCTGCATCCATATCCATAAACCGTGCGTCACTTACGCTATGCACGATAGCTTCGTCATCAATGAACTCGATGACCCCAAATAATATAAGTACCTTCATTTGCTTTCTCCTTTAAGTTTGTCTGGTATCTCTAACCCGTCAGCATGCAGCATCGCAATGCCCACAGCCCACGGTATGTCGTGCGTCTGCTCCCAATCCTTGGTGTCGCCGTCATCGTTGTGCAAACTTATGGTGAAGTAGCAATCCTTGAACCCCGTGTCAAACGTCAGGCGTAAGTCCACAGAGGTGTTGCCCTTGTCGGGTAGTGCGTATAACTCTTTTTCGTAGTCGTTGTAAGCGCCGTACGAGTGGACAGGTGTCCATGTGTTTGTTTTCATAGTTGCCTTTCAGTGGGTTGGTTGATATAAACGGTCGAACAAGTCAGTCAATACAGCATGTGTATCGAAGCACTCCAGCATGTCTTCTGCATCTTTCAATACCTTCTTGGTGAGTTTCTTTTTGTTCAAGAACTTGAACGCGAACTCGGGGTCTTGGGGGTAGCACGCATCACCAATCAGATAGAACAAGTCATCGGTCAGGCCGAACCCAGCGTCAGTCATGGCGTCAAAGAGCATTTCTTTATCCATGTCTAGGTCTGCGTCTGACCATGCGATGGCTGATTGCTGCCAGTTTCCTGTCCACGCTTTCGGGGCGTAGCACTTGTCGTCCACCTCGCCAGCTTTCCTACTAGTAGGAAGTTTGTCCCACGGCACATTCAGTACCGTCTTAGCCAGCGCTTCGTAGTGGAAGATGTTCAACGACTCTTTGTCGGTATGCTCTCGCTCATAGCCCACGCTGATGTTGGTGCATTCGGGTATGTAGTTGATGAACTCTGCCGTGTCGGTATACACACCTGTGTCGTCAGGCGAATACATGAAGTCAGGGTGGCTGTTCAACGCATCGCTCAACGCTTGTGCAAACGCATCACTACAACACCTGCCCCACCCTTGGTGCGAGATGACGCTGTCAATGCCCCTGCGGTCAAACGCAATCGCCCTGTCGAACTCACCCAGTAACGCGCTGTGGTTCTCAGATAGGTAGGCCGCACCTATGCCGCCGCACTCTTCACCTTGTGTGAATACATAGTAGCCAGCAACATTGGCATGCAGCATATGCATCAGCATCGCACAACCCGCGCCATCGTCCGCACCCAGCGGTGCGCCATCTGCGTACCACATGTTCTTGGTCTTACGCATCTTGTTCGGGCCATCCTCACGATGCACCGTGTCCACATGGGCAACGAATAGCGTACGGCTTGCTGCGTCATGCCTGTTGTCCACATGCAGGTTGCCCGCACCGTCTACCCATATGCGTTCGTTCACGCGTTCAGGCACAGCATTGGCAAGCCACTCGGTAAAGTACGCAACAGCCTTACCCTTATGCCCACGCTTGATAGACAAGGCACGGCACAGAGTTACATACAACATAGATTTCTTATTCATACATTCTTTCCAGTTTCGGTTAAGTTAAAGTTTCCTACAAGTAGGAATTATTCGGTAGTCTCAGGCGCTTCATCGGGGTGATACTTATCGCCATCTACCTCAACACATTCGGTATGGAAGTACCAATTGTCAGTCGCCGTACATTGCCAGCAGTCGTCTTTGAGTTTCGACTCACCATCGGTATCTTCAGGGGCACACACATCGTCATCGTCATGGTCATACCACACGCCATCGACACACACGGCATCGTCTATGTGTATGACCATATCTTCTTCATCGTGCAGGTACACCATGTTGTTGTCCGCAAGGTGGCTGCGGTGGTAGTAGTTGCCATCCCCATCTTCAACCGAATACTCGTTGTCGAAGTAGTAGGTGTTGCCGTTCCGCCCGTCACCGCTGACATAGTTGTCGTGAAGGCAGTTCTCGCACACATGGCGGTCTTCGTGATAGCCCACCCAGTACCCATCGCCATCGCTGACACTGTCGCCACAGTCCTCACACTGTTGCCCATCATCTACGGGTGACGCACTGCCGCCTGTCGAGTTGCACTCAAACTCAGGGTCATCCTCTGTAATCCGCAAGTACCCCTCGCTGCGGTTCACGACCACGCCCTTTGTATCGCCGTCAATGTACGGGGCAAGGAAGTCGTCACCCGATGCTGCGAGGTACCGCAGCTTCTCGCCATTGTTGTACGCGCTCTGTTTGTCATAGCCCTGCTCAACCAGCCATGCTTCGAGCATCTCGTCTGAGGGTGAGTACCCAGCGGTCGCCTTGTACGAGCGCACCCAGTACTTGCCACGCTTGCCGTCTATGCACAACGCACGCCCTACTGTCTGCCCACCCTCGATACGCACAGCCATGTGCCATCCATACTTGGGGTCATAGCATGAGTACGGGTGGCTGTCGTAGTCCGCATCTTCTTCTTTGTAGCTGTCCCACACCATGCACGACTTCGGCCCCCGATGCAGGTGTCCAATCATGTCGTCTGTGGTGTAGACAAACTTACACCCTGTCGCCCCGTGCGCCGCAACCAAGTCACGAATGGCGTGGTCAGGCAGGTTGGAGAAGTGCATGCGCAGGTACTTGCCCAAAGATGTAATAGTCTGCAAGTTAGACTCACCCTTGCGCTCGTTCTGTGTGTACGCCAGCCTAGTGGGGTCTGTGTCTGCGCTATGCGGCCATTGCAGCAGCAACTCTTGCCAGTCGTTGGGTCGTGACATACGCATGGCTTTGCGTACTGCGGGGTGCAGGTTCGCGCTGTACTGCTCACGCCTGTGCCACTCACGCCCAAGCTGCACCTCTTGCTGCTCCCACCCATTGTTGGCGCTCGGCGGTATCGTCTGCCACCAGCCAGCCAAGATGCGGGCACTTGTGTCAAAGATGTTTTCCATGTCATCGGCGTTGTAGCCTGCTTCGGTATATGTTGCCATACCATACCTCTTTCTAGTTACAGATACCCTGTGAGTCGGCACAGGGCAAACCGTTTTTCCTACAGGTAGGAATTTCTAAGTCCTCTTTGGATTCAATTGTTTAAGTACTTCCATGTCTGTTACGAGCAAGTAATTACTTTTGTTCATAGGCACTATTGTATGCTTATGTTTGGCTGCTGTCAACTCACCGCATGACATGCATGTGCGATACCCTAGTGCGTATCGTGCAGGTGGTATGCGTTCCACATAGCATGTCAGGCAGGTGTAGTTGTGGTAGTGCGCCATCATCTCTCCACGAGTTCTTCAACGATGGACAAGAGCAGCCATCCACCCATCCAGCCCGCACCCATGCAGAACAGCTTGGCAAACAGTCCTTCGGTCGTCAGCCCAAGGAACAGACAGGCGCACATAAGCACCGCCATAATGAGTACTTGTAATCTAGTCATTTCAGTAACCCCTTCTCAAACATACGCTCCAGCATTGCGCTGTGAATAACTGAATAGCCCAAGTCCTTGCCCTTGGTTTCCATCCACTCCATCTCTTGCTCGGGGCTCAGTCCGAACGCCCCTGCGTTGCAACAGCACCAATGGATAGCAACATTGAAGTCAGCAGCCGAGTCGAACCATGTGCCATCGGGTGCAACGCACCCATAAAAAATGTCTTGGATGGTGCGCTTAAATTCTTTCCATGTAGTCATTTGCTTTTCCCTTTCTTTTCAAATGTGCCAAGCCATTGTGTGCCTTCGACTTGGGGTTGATACCTCTTGATGTCGTAGTCTTCGGTGTGGGGTAGCGGCACAAGGTAGAGGTTGTAAGTCTCGCCTTCTTTGTCCATCAGTTGCAGTAGCTGACGCAGGTCGCGGGTTGCGTTGGTCGTCATCCATGTGTACACGCTTGATGCGTAGAAGTGGAAGTCGGTCATTTCACTACCCCTTTTTCGCTGATAAATAAATATTCTTCTGGTTCTTGCTCGCGTAGTTCTACTAGCTCTTCGAGGTAGCGGGTTATTTCGATACGCAAATACTCAGGCAGGGTTTCCCACATGGATTCGGTTTTGCCATCACTCCACTTGAAGTTAAGCGTACAGTTTGTTACGGTTTTCATATATACCTTTCAGTTTCGAAATTTCCTACAGGTAGGAAGTAGTGCGGTATGCACCCACAAGCCCACAGAATGAGCTTGCAGTTGTCTACAACTTGTTAAACGACATAGTGTCCAGCCACTATGCGCATCGTCTTCGTTTGGTTTGATTCGCATCCACGATAGGTCTTGTCGTTCGCACATCTCCCCTTGTTACAGGGCTTGCGTTCCGCTTGGTTGGGGGTCATTGCATAGGCGCGGCGAATCATCAGGGCGGGTGTGCCCCAGTAATAGATAGTTGATTGCCGTTAGCTATGCACCACAGGCGATGCCTGCTGTTGTCTCATCCAATAGGGGTGCGCGATGCACCCCGACCATTTAAGTGGTAAGTACTTTTTATGACCTCTGTTACCAAGGTCATACGCCGACTGCCTACGGCACGCCTTGTCGCACAGGAAGTATTCTCACAGACAGTTTCTCTTTGCTTGGCATAAAGCCATTCGTTGACAGTCTGATTCCTACTATGTGCTTCTCGTATACATTACTTCCGAGCGGCGGGTATTCCAAGCCATTGTTGGTGGCTTGTGGTAAACATGTTATTAAAGAACTTCCTACTGGTAGGAGATTTTCCTACACTTGGGAAACCACGATGGATTTCCACTTATTAAGACATAGTATAACACAACTAGAGCGTATTGTCAAGTCAGAACAAGTGGAAACAAGCGGCGAATATATCAAACAATACTACCGCATACGGGTTATCTCAAGGGCGTTCTCGTTGCCTATGCGCTTGCTCTTGAAGCGTTTACCATCTACCTTCTTGTTGTAGTAGGAAATCATGGACTGTATGTTGTGCGCCAGCGCATCAGGTACGATGAACGACTCTCTGTATTTAAGTTCTTTCAAGCGGGTCTTTGCGTCCACACTTGCGCGTATCAAATCCTTGCCCTTGTGCTGGTCGCGCATGGCGTGTGCCAGTAGCTGAGTTTTGTTCTCTGCCACATCGTTGATAAATGTTGCGCTTGTATTTATGCGGCGGTCGATGGCTTTGTTCACCATGACTGCATCTATCGTGGCGGTTGGCAGTTCCATGTCATCCAGCCCATCGAACAAATCCGCATACTTGGTGGTGGCAAGTGCAGACAGCTTGCGGTTGGGTTCGGGCAGAACGCCGCTCATCTTGTGCGGGTTGCGTTCCGATGTGGGTGCGTTAAACATGGTGTTGAAGTCGTTGAGTAGTGACATGGTGTTCCTTGTGTTCTGTGTTCCAATCAGATTATGCGTGTACTCAGAGGGGAAGTCAATAGGAACGATGTGGTAAAAGATAATGGAAGTGTGTAGATGGTAATGGAAGATAGCAAATTAGGTGTTTTTGTTCCATGTGTACGCAAAAGTCTGGTTTTTGAAAATAAAACCTAGCCGTATTTCCGAACATGCTGCGCCTAACCGAACGAACAGAAAACCCACAAAAAATAGAAGTTCCTACCAGTAGGAAAAATTCCCAGCCCCAAACCCACAAAACCAAAGAAACGAGAACACACTACTAACTAATAATAATATATATCTATATCTCTCTCTCTCTCATGTGCTATTCTTGATTGGTTGCTACTAAACGATATCAAACAGCATGTTCTGATAGCGACCAAGAACTTTTGTGTACAGGCGTGGTTGCTTAGAACATAGAACGCATGGTTGCATGGGTGCTTTGGCGTGGTTGCTACGGCGTAGACCCCACCAGTTCTCTACCAGTTCCCAGAAAAAAAAATAAAAAACCCGCATGGCGCAAACCAAGCGGGCAAGAAAAAACCCCTCTTGCGAGGGGTTCTGAAAAATCCTACAGGTAGGAAAATTTATTCTTTGATTTCGTACCCTTCCGATTCAAGGTAGGCTTGGATAATTTCGGACAATGTGCCCTCATCATTTTGAAATGCGGTTTCAAAGTCTGACACTAAACCCGCAAAATCTTTGTGAGAAAAGAGCTTCGCAAGTAACGCGTGTACTTCGCTTGGCGCTTTGTCTTTCCCGCCTTTGGCTTTGCCCTTGGATGCACTAAAAGAAAATGGCGTGCCCTCGTTAACTGCAGCGACAATGGCGGTCATATAGTTAGCCACAGTCTTTGCCGATACACCTTTGAATGTAGCTTTCATTGCGTCTTGTAATGTTGCACGGTTAACGCAAGTCTTGACAGACTTACCAAATTTCAAGCCCGCCTTTTTGCAGTCAGTGATTTTGGTGTTTATCACTTCCAAAGCATTGTGCCCACTATGCACTGCAGCGACAATGGATTTAATTGTGCCGATTGAATCGAATGATGTAGTCATAAAATACCCCTAAAGTTACTAGGTATCGGTAGAGATAAAACACTCTTTGAACCGATAAATGCATTATGCGCCCTTTTAATCACTTTGTCAAGCGTTATATATTCTTTCCTACAGGTAGGAAAAACGCCCCTACGCCATCGACTTGCGCCACCAGTTCCCCCCACCCGCCCCCCACCGTCCCGCTATGTGTTAGGAGTCCCGTGGCTGCTATACACTGTATTACAGTCAAACGATGTCCAGTTAATTTCAAATCGACCCCCCACCCCCCTTCTTTTTCCGGCAAGATTACATTTATTTTTACTTACAGGAAACCCCCCCACGTTCCGGAACGTACCCCCTTCAATATTTTTTAACTGGTTCTATTATTTTTTGGTATAGTACGCCCATGTTTAATTGCGTCCCAGAGTTATCCCACCCTCTGCCAGAAGCAGAGAAAGACGTGCTGAATCTGCACGAGAAGGTGGCTGCGCTTTTCAAAACTGTTGAGTTCTTGAAAGCATTTGGTGCAGATGACACCCCCAACGAAGAAGACAAGGTCAAAGCAAGGGCGGGTTTCTATACGTCGGTCACCGATGCAGAAGACCCATCGACGGCTCCAGCAAACATAGCTGTGATAAACACCCCCGGCTCGGTAATGCACTTGCGGCAAATCTTGAGTGAGTACGACCATGTGGTCGTCAGGTCTGCTGTACAGATTCGCACCTACGTCACCAACAAGCTAATTGAAGAATCCACCAACCCCGATGCCAAAATCAGGATGCGGTCTTTGGAGTTACTTGGTAAGATCGGTGATGTGGGCCTCTTCGTAGAGCGCAGCGAAATCACGGTCAAGCATAAAACGACCATTGAGTTGCAAGCGTCTATTAAAGAGCGGATTTCCAAGCTGCTGCAAGTTCGCAGTAAGGCCGAGGAGATTCAAGATGTGCCAGTCAAGGCGGTAAGTCTGCGCGAAGCGGCAGACGATATGTTGGATGAAACCCCTGTAACCCTAGTCGTGGACAACACCCGAACCGATGAACGAGACAGCAGAGCTTGAACTCGCCAGTTTGCTGAACCAAGACCTGTCTTTGCTCAGTGAGGAAGAGTTGTTGGCTTTGGAAGAAGAAGTCGTGGAAGTCGAACGTCGCGAAGTGGCGCGGGCATCGCGTGACTCTCTGCTGGAGTTCTGTGTGCGTATGAATCCTGACTACAAAGTCGGGGCACACCACAGGAAGTTGGCGGGCTTGCTAGAAGATATGGCGTTTGGGCGCAAAGACCGTGTGGCTGTGTCTGTTCCACCGCGTCACGGTAAGTCATTTTTGGTTTCTGTGTATTTTCCAGCATGGTTTTTAGGCAATTTCCCTGATAAAAAAGTACTTATGGTGTCCCACACCTCTGACTTGGCTGTGGACTTCGGTCGAAAAGTGCGGAATTTGGTCGATCAAGCAGCATATAAAGAGATTTTCCCAACTGTAACACTAGCAATCGACTCAAAAAGCGCAGGACGGTGGAATACTAACTCAGGTGGAGAGTACTTTGCAACAGGTGTGGGTTCCGCATTGGCTGGTAGAGGTGCGGATTTGCTGCTGGTTGACGACCCACACAACGAACAAGACATCATTAACGGTAACTACGAGGTATTCCACAAGGCGTATGAGTGGTTTACCTTTGGTGCGCGTACCCGCTTGATGCCCGGAGGGCGTGTTGCGATCGTGCATACCCGTTGGCACCCCAGTGACTTGATTGGGAACATGGCGAAAGACATGGCACGCAACGGCGAGGCCGACCAGTACGAGTTTTTTGAGTTCCCAGCGATATTTAACGAGAACACCCCTGACGAGCAGGCGTTGTGGCCGGAGTTTTACGACTTAAAGGCGCTGCACCGCACTCGTGCGTCTATGCCCGCGTACCAATGGAACGCGCAGTACCAGCAAAACCCCACATCCGAAGAAGGTGCGATTATTAAACGTGAATGGTGGAAGCTATGGGAGCGCGAAGACCCCCCAGAGTGCGAATACATCATCATGACGCTTGACGCGGCGGCGGAAAAGAACAACCGTGCCGACTTTTCGGCTCTTTTGACGTGGGGTGTGTTTGAAGATGACGAGTTGACCCAAGGTGCGGCCCACTTGATACTGCTCAATGCGATCAACGTGCGGGTGGAGTTCCCCGAGTTGAAAGACCTGTGCATGCGCGAGTACAAGGAGTGGGAGCCTGACTCGTTTGTCGTTGAGAAGAAGTCCAACGGTACACCGCTGTTCCAAGAATTTAGGCGAATGGGCATTCCCGTGGCAGAATTCACCCCACACAGGGGCACAGGTGATAAAGTAGCACGCTTGAACGCTGTTGCTGATGTGTTCAGATCAGGCATGGTCTGGTATCCTGCGGGTAGACGCTGGGCGGAAGCTGTGGTAGAACAAGTAGCCGCATTCCCAGCCTCTGAAAATGATGACATGGTTGACTGCACATCAATGGCGTTGCAACGCTATCGCAACGGCGGGTTTATCCGGCTTGACAGTGACTATGACGACAAAAATTATTTGTCGCGTCCGCGTAAAGCGGCGTACTACTAAGGAAGAATATGGCGATTGACAAAGCAATTTATAGCGCACCTATGGGTCTGCAAGATACGTCGGGGCCAGCCCTCGACATCGAAATTGACAACCCAGACATGGTGACTCTTGATGATGGCAGCGTTGAAATCACCATCATGCCCGGTGAAGAGAAGGGCGAAGACGGAACCGCCTTCAACGACAACTTAGCTGACCACATGGACGAGGGTGCGTTGAACGAGTTGTCAGGTGACTTGGTAGAAGAGTACGACAACGACATCAGCAGCCGCAAAGAGTGGGAGAAAACCTACACAGAAGGTTTAAAACTTCTGGGCTTGCAGTACGAAGAGCGCACAGAGCCGTGGAGCGGTGCATGCGGGGTGTTCCACCCCATGTTGACTGAGGCAGTGGTTCGCTTCCAGAGCGAAACCATCATGGAAACCTTCCCAGCGATGGGGCCCGTCAAGACGCTAATCATCGGCAAAGACACCCGCGAGAAAGAAGAAGCTGCCAAGCGCGTGCAAGATGACATGAACTATCAGTTGACTGAAGTCATGGTTGAGTACCGTCCCGAACACGAGAAGATGCTGTGGAACTTGCCCATCTCGGGTTCAGCATTCAAGAAGGTGTATTACGACCCTGCACTGGGTCGTCAGGTGTCGATGTTTATCCCCGCAGAAGATGTGATTCTGCCGTACGGCACATCAGAGATGACACTCGCACCCCGCGTGACACACCGCATGCGCAAGAGCGAGAACGAGATTAAGCGTCTTATCAGCGCAGGGTTTTACCGCGACATTGAGTTGGGCGAACCAAGCAAAACAGTTGATGAGATTCAGAAAGCCAAAGACAAAGAGACTGGGTTTAGCGCGTCATACGACGACCGCTTCCAGTTGCTTGAGATGCACGTCGAGCGTGACTTACCCGGCTTTGAAGACAAAGACGAAGATGGTGAAGAGACAGGCCTTGCCCTGCCGTACGTCATCACGATGGTCAAAGACACCAAAGAAATCTTGTCCATCCGTCGCAACTGGAAAGAGAACGACGAGCTACACAAAGCACGCCAGCACTTCGTGCATTACCAATACATCCCCGGCTTCGGTGCGTATGGCTTTGGTCTGATTCACTTGATTGGTGGCGCTGCCAAGAGCGCGACATCTCTCACACGCCAGTTGGTTGATGCGGGCACGCTGTCTAATTTGCCCGGTGGTCTGAAGACCCGTGGTCTGCGTATTAAAGGAGACGACACTCCCATCGCACCGGGCGAGTACCGTGATGTGGACATCACATCGGGCACACTCAAAGACAACATCGTCAACCTGCCATACAAAGAGCCAAGCCAGACCCTGTTGGCGTTGATGAATCAGATCGTTGATGACGCACGCAGATTTGCTGCGGTGGCTGATATGAAGGTCAGTGACATGAGCGCGAATGCGCCCGTGGGCACTACGTTGGCTATCCTTGAGCGCATGCTCAAAGTGATGTCTGCTGTACAAGCTCGACTGCACTACAGCTTGAAGCAAGAGTTGAAACTCTTGGCTGGCATCATCCGCGACTACACAGACCCAGACTATTCATACGATGCTGATGGCCCACGCGGCGCACAAGCTAAAGAGTCTGACTACCACAAGGTAGAAGTTATCCCTGTGAGCGACCCCAACGCGGCGACCATGAGTCAGCGTGTTGTGCAGTACCAAGCCGTCATGCAGATGGCGCAGCAGTCACCACAGATTTACGACTTGCCACAGTTACATCGTCAGATGCTGAATGTGTTGGGTGTCAAGCATGCCGAGAAACTTGTGCCGTTGGAAGACGACATGAAGGCTGTTGACCCAGTTACAGAAAACATGAATATCATCAAGGGCAAACCCGTCAAAGCGTTTATCACCCAAGACCACAAGGCCCACATCGCTGTCCACATGGCTGCGATGCAAGACCCCAAGATTGCACAGGTGCTGGGGCAGAACCCGCAGGCCCAGATGTTGATGGCTGCTGCACACGCACACATCGCAGAACACCTTGGCTTCGAGTACCGCGCACAAGTCGAAGCGCAGTTGGGCGTGCCACTGCCTGCACCAGACCAACCGATGGACCCGAAAGTGGAAGCACAACTTGCACCGTTGATTGCACAAGCCGCTCAACAGTTGTTGCAAAACAACCAGAAAGAGGCCGCTCAACAGCAAGCCCAGCAACAGCAACAAGACCCAGCCGTTCAAATGGACCAAGCCCGGTTGCAGTTGGAAGGCCGCAAGGTCGATATTTCCGAGAAGAAACTACAGATAGATGCGGCTGCGAAAACAGATCAACTCGACATCGAGCGCGAACGCATCGCTGCCCAAGAACGAATCGCTGGTATGCAAACTGGCGCAAAGGCCGAGAGCGACAAGATGAATCTCTCAGCTAAACAACAAGCCGAAGGCTTGCGCATCGGTGCAGAGGTGGCTAGAAACCAAGCACAGATGAACCGTCAATCCGCCCAACAAAAGGCGCAACAACCGAAGGAACCTGATTGATAAAAGAACTTGAAATACTGCGAAAGAAATTTCGCGAACGCATGAACCAACTAGCCGATACCGTGGCTACAGGTAAGTGCGCCGATTTTGGTGAATACCAAAAGCTTTGCGGGGTGATCGAGGGACTGGCCTACGCAGAGAGGGATTTAATCGACCTCGCGGAAACGATGGAGAAAAACGATGAGTGAACTCACGCTAGAACCCGGCATGTACGCCATACCTGTTGTGCCAGCAATTTCTGAAAAAGAAGTTGAAGACATTCCAATTGAAGACAGAGCCAAGCAGTTGCCAACCCCACAAGGTTGGATGTTGTTAGCGGCAGTAATTGATGTACCAGAGACGTTTGAAGGCTCAAGCATCATTCGCGCTGAAGCCACCCGTAAGGTAGACGAGATGACCTCGCCAGTCTTATATGTGATATGCCTCGGCCCCGAATGCTACAAAGATGAAACTAAATTCCCCAGTGGACCCCGCTGTAAGGCAGGTGATTTCATCTTGACGCGCCCGTACGCGGGAACACGCGTAAAAATCCACGGCAAAGAATTCCGCTTGCTCAACGATGACCAAGTAGAAGCAACCGTGCAAGACCCCCGTGGCATAAGCCGCGCCTAAGGAGATAAACATGTCAAAATTTAAAGGTGACACGTTCAGATTCCCTGACGAAGTACAGGTCAACGTCAAAAACGAAGACAGCGAAACGAAGGTTGAATTTGAAATTGAGGGCCAAGAACCCGAAAAAGTGAGTAAAAAGGTTGAAAAGCAAGAACCTGAGATTGAAATTGTTGACGATACCCCGCCCACAGAGACGCAATACGACACCAAAAACAAGCATGTAGAAGACCCTACAGAAGAGGAATTGGACACGTATTCGTCAAATGTACGCAAGCGTATTGAGAAATTGACCTATGCACGCCGTGACGAAGAGCGTGCAAAACAGGTGGCGCTAAACGAAAAGCAAGAGCTTGAGAAGTTAGCGCAGTCGTTTGTCGAGGAAAACCGCCGCTTGCAGGAATATGTGCAAAGTGGTGAGCAGGCGTATATGGAAAAGGTCCAAACGCTGGCAAAGATAGAACTCGACAATGCCAAGTCCAAACTCAAGCAGGCGTACGATGCAGGGGATTCTGAGGCTCTTGCTTCTGCACAGGAAGAAATGATGCTTGCAGGCATGAAAGTGCAGCAAACACAAAATTTCAGGCCTACCCCTTTACAACAGCAAAATGATGTTGTACAGTCCGCTCAAACAGCCCCCGCTCCTGCGGCACCCAAGCTGGACCCGAAGACATCCGCATGGATAGAACGGAACTCTTGGTTCGGTGACGGTAAGGAAAAAGCCATGTCGGCTTATGCGATGGGACTGCATCAAGAATTAGTAGACAAATACGGGGAAGACTTCGCCCGCACCGACGAGTACTTTACTCAAATCGACGACACCATGCGTCGCACATTCCCCAACAAGTTCAAGTCTGATTCAGACGACGAACCAAATGTTCGGGACACCCCCAGAAATAAACCCGCAACAGTTGTTGCGCCTGCAAATCGTGTAACGTCTGCGAAGAAAATTCGCTTGACTCAAACGCAAGTATCACTCGCCAAACGACTAGGTGTACCCTTAGAAGTTTACGCAAAACATGTAGCTGCAATGGAGAATAAATAATGGCTGAAATTGACCGCACCGCACGTAGTAAAACAACCCGCGACTCTATCAAGCGCGTCGGGTGGCGTCCTGCTTCCGTTTTACCAGACCCAGACCCACGTCCGGGAATTGCTCACCGTTGGATTGCAACATCTGTTTTGGGTGAATCTATGCATACTAACGTGTCGAAAAAACGACGCGAAGGTTGGGAACCCGTCAGAGCCGAGGATTATCCTGAATTAGAAATTCCGGGCAATCCCGCTGGCAATGTGGAAGTCGGGGGCTTGATGTTATGCGCGTGCCCACTTGAGATTGTGCAAGAACGTAACGCTTATTTTGCGCTGCAAGCACAAGCTCAAACTGACTCTGTAGATTCGAAATTCATGGGTCTTAGCGACCCGCGTATGCCGACTTTTACCGAGAAAAAATCAAATGTGTCTCGCGGCACAGCTTTTGGTTCTGGTTCTTAATCTTTTTTTGGAGTCTTAAATGGCATTTCCTACCGTTTCGGCACCTTACGGCCTAGAAGCCATCAACTCGCTTGATGGTAAACCCTATGCTGGTGCATTCCGCCAAATTCCAGTTGCTACTGGTTTCGGCACCGCTATTTTTAATGGCGATACCGTACAAATCAATAGCGATGGTTATTTGATTAAATCAACTACCACAAACTCTGGCACTATTGTCGGCGTTGCTATGGGTGGTCAGTACGTTAATTCGTCTGGTCAAACCGTGCAAGGTCAATATATTCCAGCGTTGGCTTCCACATCTACTAACCCAGCTTACGCTTACGTTGTAGACGACCAACAAGCTCTGTTCAAAGTGGCCGTTGTTACCTCTGGTACAACTATGGGCACCGCGAGCCGCGCTGATGTCGGTTCTAACGTCGCTTTGGTGTTGAATGCAGGTAACACTAGTACTGGCAACTCAGCTTTTGCTGTGACATTGACTGGTGCTGGCACTACTGCAACCATCCCAATTCGTGTTATCGACGTTGTCGAACAAACTGCATCTGCGGCTGGTGTTTACACCGAGTTGTTGGTGAAGATTAACACTCACCAATATAACAACACCACTGGTGTATAAGGAGCTAAATCATGGCTATTTCACGCGCACAACTACTTAAAGAACTTCTCCCCGGTCTGAACGCTTTGTTCGGTATGGAGTACGCCCGTTACGGCGAAGAGCATAAAGAAATCTTCGAAACCGAAGCTTCTGAGCGTTCTTTTGAAGAAGAGACAAAGTTGTCTGGTTTCTCTGCTGCACCTGTCAAAAACGAGGGCTCTGCTCTTTCATATGACAATGCGCAAGAAGCATGGACTGCTCGCTACAACCACGAGACTATCGCTCAAGGCTTCTCCATCACTGAAGAAGCAATGGAAGATAACTTGTACGACAGCTTGTCTAACCGTTACACCAAGGCTCTTGCCCGTGCAATGTCTTACACCAAGCAAGTTAAGGCAGCATCTGTTTTGAACAACGGCTTCTCCTCTAGCTACGCTGGTGGCGACGGTGTTGCTCTGTTCTCTACAGCACACCCCTTGGTTTCTGGTGGCGTTAACAGCAACACTCCTACTACCCAAACCGATTTGAACGAGACTTCCTTGGAAGCCGCCGTTATCCAGATCGCTGCTTGGACGGACGAGCGTGGCCTGTTGATCGCTGCTAAACCACGTAAGTTGGTTGTTCCTCCTGCGTTGATGTTCGTTGCTACCCGCCTGTTGGAGACAAACCTCCGCGTTGGCACTACCGACAACGATATCAACGCATTGAAGAACAATGGTTCGATTCCAGAAGGTTATTGCGTTAACCACTTCTTGACCGACACCAACGCTTGGTTCTTGTTGACTGACGTACCTAACGGCTTGAAGCATTTCGAGCGTGTTCCTTTGGCAACCTCGATGGACGGTGACTTTGATACCGGCAACGTGCGTTACAAGGCTCGCGAGCGTTATTCGTTCGGCTTTTCTGACCCATTGGGCGCTTTTGCCTCATCGGGTTCTTGATTGCCTTCGGGCTTATCAGAGAGGGCTCCTTCGGGGGCCCTTTTTATTTGTTGCACACGCTTAAATAAAGTGATATATTGCAGCTAATCCGGGTTTTCCGGTGTATCAAACAGTCCCGGCTGACTGGCATGCAAGATTGATACACTTCAACGCATGTAAAGGAATTACATCATGGGATTCGCAACTCACCTTGGCCCTTGGTTGCTTGGCACTGTCCGCAACACAACTGGCACGACCGTTGGCACTATTGAAAACTGCGGCGCAACCGTTGTTTCTCAGACATTCAAAAAGAACTACGCAGGTCAAGCCGCTTCCGCGACTACCGACACCATTTGCGTGTTACCTGCTGGCGCTCAAATCGTTGACATTTTGATTGACACCACTGTTGCATTTACAGGCTCTACCGCAGCCAATGTAAGCCTTGGTGATGGCACTACAGCCGCCTTGTACTGGGCTGCTACAGACGTGACCACTGCTGGTCGCGCAGCCGTTAGCAACGCAGCAGCTAAGTTGGGCGCATGGTGCGGTGCTGCATCTACAGCTTCCCCTAATGGTATTGGAATTGGCGCAACAGACGTAAAAATTGTTGCCACAATGACTCCAACCGTAGCCGCAGTGACCGCAGGTACTGTGCAGTACACCATCATGTACGTGGTTGCTAACTCTAACGGTTCGCAGTTCCCAGCATCTGCTTAATTGATCTTGGGGGCTTCGGCCCCCGCATTACAGGAGATTAATTATGGGTATGCAAACCGACGTTAAATCGCAACACGGTGGAGTTTCTGGCTTGATGGTTCCGTACCGTACTCGCCTTAAAGGAGCGGTTGTTTTTCCGTTTTCTGGTGCTACTGAGTACACTGTTTTGGTGGACGATCAAAGCATAAGTGGAACTTACGCAAGGGCCACCACAACAGCGACAATTACAGCAACTAATCACGGCTTGAAGGCGGGCGATTGGGTTTATTTGGACTGGGATTTGGCGGATAACCCGTACCAAGTTCAAACAGCGTCCACTGCAAATACGTTTACTGTTACTGTCGCCAATTCTGGCGCAGCCAGCGGAAATGTGACTGTGTGGAATGATGTGCTGCTGCAACTAGACGCATCAAATCAAACTGGGTACAGCGTACCAATTCCCGGAGAAGGCGTCCTTGCTCATAACGGCGTACGACTTTTCTTAGGCGCTAACACGCATATCACGGTGTTTTATGGCTGATACAGAGAAGAGCGTTAACCTAGTTGGGCGCAAACTTATGGTTTGCATCCCTGCTTACGACGGCAAGCTGAATATTGATTCGGCTTTTGCGTTGTCCAACCTCGCCGTTAAGGTGCAGTCGTTGGGGGTTAAGCTCTATCTCACACACCTTTCGGGGTGTTCCCTCATTACAAAGGCACGCAACTGCTTGGTTGCGGACTTTCTCAAATCCGATGCAGACACGCTTTTGTTTATTGATGCTGACGTGGTGGTTACCGCTGACGCAGTACTCCGCCTAATGGCGTTGAGCCTTGACAAAGACATCACGGCTGGTATTTACCCACGCCGTGGCATGGACCGCAAGTTCTTCCTTGACTACCACCTTGATGAGAATGGTGCGCTTGAGTTTGACAAGAACGGTTTGATGCGCGTAAAACGTATCGGTACTGGATTCATGATGATTCAGCGTCACGTCCTTGAGACGATGATTGCTAACCACCCAGAGTGGAGCTATTCCAACAACGTCGATAACCGTACCGACAGCGCCATCTTCGACTTGAAGATTGTGAACGGCGAATACTACGGCGAAGATTATCTCTTCTGTGACCGCGCAGCCGAAGACGGTTTTACGGTTTACTTAGACCCGTCAATTAGCTTGCCCCATGTGGGGCAGGAAAAGTTTACCCGTAGCTTTGAAGAAGATGTGTTGCAACCTTTGCTTGCTGAACACTGCACTCCGAAACTGAAAGTTGTAAATGGCTAAGAAAAACCCATCCCTTGCAGTGGGGCGTGGCGAAAAGCTACCAGTTTCTAAGGGGGCGGGGCTGACTGCCAAAGGCCGCGCTAAGTACAACGCAGCCACAGGGTCAAACCTCAAAGCGCCACAGCCACAGGGCGGGGCCCGCAAGAAGTCATTCTGTGCCCGCATGTCGGGTATGCCCGGTCCGATGAAGGACGAAAAAGGCAAGCCTACTCGTAAGGCTGCTTCACTAGCAAGATGGAAATGCTGATATGGAATTAAGCACAATTTGGTCAGCAGTCCTCTCTGTTTTGATGGGGGTTTTTGGCCTGTTCGTAAAAGAAAAGTTTGCGCAAATGAAAGAAATTGGTGAAGACGCGAAGCGTGTTGAGCGTCTTTTAAACATAACTCGCGAGGAGATTGCCCGTGATACAGTTACTCAAGCAGAAGTTCAACGGATTACTGACCACATTGACCAACGCTTTAACAAGCTTGAAGCAAAAATTGACCAGCTTATTCAAGCGGGAAAATGATGCCAAGCACGAGTAAGAAGCAACACAATTTCATGGCTGCGGTGGCTAACAACCCATCATTTGCCAAGAAAGCGGGAGTCCCACAGTCCGTTGGTAAAGACTTTACCGACGCTGATAAGGGCAAGAAGTTTGGTAAGGGTAGTAGTACCCGCGCTGATGTACAAGGTATTAACCAGCCAAAGACCAATCACGGTGCGATGGCATTTTTTAAAAGAGGTGGAACTATGGCTACTAAGAAAATGAACGAAGGTTTTATGGCAATGATAGCTAAGAAAAAAGCTGGAGCCGAAGCGCCGTCTAAGATGGGCAAACCTGTGATGAAAAAAGGCATGGACACTGCCAAAGACGGAATGAAAATGGCTAAAGGTGGCGGCATTGAGTCCAAGGGTAAAACCAAAGGCAAAATGATTACCATGAAGTCCGGCGGCAAAGCCTGCTAAACCATGATGCCTAGCCGTGGTATGGGGGCTGTTGCCTCCAGCAAAATGCCTAAAGGCGTGAAAAAAGCACGCCGGGACGATACCGATTTCACCGAATATAAAAAGGGTGGGAAGGTTAACGCGGCGGGCAATTACACAAAACCCAGTCTTCGCAAGAAGATTGTGTCTCAGGTAAAAGCCGCAGCAGCGCAAGGCACAGGTGCAGGACAGTGGTCAGCACGCAAGGCCCAACTTGTAGCCAAGAAGTACAAGGCGGCGGGTGGTGGGTACAAAGATTGAAAGCGCCACAGCAATCCCTAAAAAATTGGGGCGACCAGAAATGGCGTACCAAGTCGGGGAAACCTTCTTCCAAAACGGGAGAGCGTTACTTGCCAGAAGCAGCAATCAAGTCTTTAAGCCCCGCGGAGTATGCGGCGACTACCCGTGCTAAGCGCAAGGGTAAAGCGGTAGGTAAACAGTTTGTAGCGCAACCAAAAGGTATTGCAAAGAAAACAGCAGGATTTAGATAATGGCATACACCTCTGGCAGCACATCGTTCAACCTTGACCTCTCCGAGTTAGTCGAAGAGGCGTTTGAGCGCGCAGGTTCAGAGCTACGTACTGGCTATGACTTACGCACAGCGCGGCGTTCGTTGAACCTGATGTTTGCTGAGTGGGCCAACCGTGGCATCAACATGTGGACGTTTGAGCAGGGCACAATCACCCTGACTCCGGGCTTACCCACATACGCGCTACCGCTGGATACCGTGGATTTACTAGACCATGTGATTCGCACACAAGCGAATGTGACGGCTACTCAGGCTGACCTGACCATCACGCGTATTAGTGTTTCTACCTATGCCACGCTGCCCAACAAACTGCAACAGGCCCGTCCTATCCAAGTGTGGGTTCAACGGCTAGATGGGCAGACCTCGCCTACCACTTCTACGTTGAATGGGGCCATAACCTCCACAACAGCCACCACAATCGTTTTAAACACCGTGGTAGGGCTACCCGCCACAGGGTTCATTAAAGTCGATTCTGAGACGATCTGGTACGGCTATATTGATGGCAACACCCTTGGCAACTGCTTTAGAGGCCAAAACAACACAACTGCGGCGACCCACATCACGGGTACAGCCGTGTACGTACAGAATTTACCTTCCATCACCGTGTGGCCTACACCTGACAGTTCGCAGACTTATCAGTTCGTGTACTGGCGCATGCGCCGTACCCAAGACGCTGGCGGCGGTGTAAATGTCATGGATGTGCCGTTCCGCTTTGTGCCATGTATGGCGGCGGGTTTGGCGTACCACGTAGCCCTCAAAGTGCCCGGTGGGCTAGAGCGCATACAGCTTTTGAAAGCCCAGTACGACGAAGCATGGATGGTTGCTGCTGACGAAGACCAAGAACGTGCGGCAGTGCGCTTCGTTCCAAGGCAGATGTTTATCGGGGGAACGTAATGGGTAATCGGTACGCGTCAGGCAAGAATGCGATTGCGGAATGCGACCGTTGCGGGTTTCGTTTCAAACTGACCAAACTGCGGCGCGAGGTCGTAAAGACCAAGAATTACGACTTGCTTGTGTGCGGCCCCTGTTGGGACCCAGACCAGCCCCAGCTTCAACTGGGTATGTATCCAGTTGACGACCCACAAGGTGTGCGTGACCCACGCCCTGACAGAAGTTACCAAATTTCTGGCTTGGATACGGAAGGATACCTTGGAGGTGGCAGCAGGGTTTTTGAATGGGGGTGGAACCCTGTAGGCGGGGCATCATTTTTTGATGCAGCTTTAACACCAAATGCCTTGGCTTTAACCGTAAGTCTTGGTACAGTAACGATAGCAACAACTTAGGAGTTGAAAATGGACAAAGCAGACTTAAAACAGGACAAGAAAATGATGGCAGGTGCCGTGCATAAGCACGAGAAAAAGATGCACCCCGGCAAGCCAATGACTAAATTAGCCAAAGGCGGCAAGACTAACGAAATGATGAAGAGCATGGGCCGTGGTATGGCTAAAGTTGCAAATCAAGGGGGCAAGTGATGGCTAAATTCAGCATGAAAAAAGGCGGTAAAGAAGTTGGCGCTGCCAGCGTCTACGCCAAACCCCACGATATGTCTGGTAAAGAAACCAAGGCTGTAGTCCCAACTGAGACTGGCGCTAAACGCATGACAGAGATGAATCCCTCTGTTGGCGGTATCAGCAAGGGTAACTACCCACCCACCAAAACTAGTGGTATTAAAATCCGTGGTACTGGCGCGGCTACTAGAGGCGTGATGGCTAGAGGACCAATGGGATGACCTACACGGAGTTAATAACAGCGATTCAAACGTATACAGAAAATACGTTTCCCGCCACCACTTTGGCGGACGGAACACCTGTGTCTTCAACGACCCAATTGAATCGCTTTATTACACAGGCTGAACAGCGTATTTATAACTCTGTTCAGTTCCCATCCCTACGTAAAAACGTAACTGGTAGCGTTACTTCCGCAAATAAATATCTGTCTTGCCCTGACGATTTTCTGTCTACCTACTCGTTAGCAGTGATTGACGCTGCTGGTGTGTACACGTTCTTGCTTAACAAAGATGTTAACTTCATCCGTGAAGCGTACCCACAGCCAACCGATACAGCCATTCCTAAGTACTACGCCTTGTTTGGCCCAACGGTTACGTCTTCTACGATCAGCAATGAGTTGTCGTTTATCGTGGGCCCAACACCAGATGCTACATACAGTGTAGAACTGCATTACTACTACTACCCGCAATCAATCACAGTTACCGCTTCTGGGCAGACTTGGTTGGGCGACAACTTTGACACAGTCCTCTTGTACGGTTCGCTGGTTGAAGCGTACACCTACATGAAGGGCGAAACTGACATCATTACTTTGTACGATATCAAGTACAAAGAAGCACTTGCGCTTGCTAAACGCCTTGGTGACGGTCTGGAACGCAGCGATGCGTACCGCAGTGGTCAAGCGCGGGAAGCCCCGTTGCCACAGAATTTCGGGGTTAAATAATGGCGTTTACAGGCAATTGGGCAACCAACACGTTTAAGACAGGCATGCTGGGCGGCGTGTTTAACTTTGATACTGGGACTTCTCAAGTATTCAAGATTGCTTTGTACACCAACGCAGCCACACTAGATGCCACTACAGCAGCCTATACAAGCACGGGTGAAACGTCTGGCGGGAATTACGCGGCTGGCGGGCAAATTTTGGTTATTAGCCAAGTTCCGACAATTGGCACCCAAACAGGCGCTGCAACAACGTACTTATCTTTTACAAACGCCGCATGGAGTGGCGCAATCACCGCACGAGGCGCGTTGATTTACTTGGCTAACGGCACAACAAACCCAACGGTTTGTGTGTTAGATTTTGGCGCAGACAAGACCTCAACAGCAACCTTCACCGTACAATTCCCAGCAGTCACTAATACGTCTGCGATTATTCGACTCTCATAGGAGCCACCATGCACAAAGAACAATCAGGTTTTGGCGATAACGCCGTAGCCACCCTGCAAGCTAATGCGTCCATCCCAGAGGGTATGGGTATTGAGGGTTACTACCAAGTCGAGTGCCGTGACGCACAGGGCAACCTCAAGTGGGACGAGGCGTTCCCTAACTTGGTGGTAGCTGTTGGCAAAGAGTTGTTGCTGGACACCCTGCTCCGCACATCTGGAACATACACCACCGTTGGGCCATTCCTTGGCCTGATTAACAACAGCACCACGTTTGCAGCAGCAGACACCATGTCTTCTAAGACGTGGACAGAGTTGACTACCTACACCGTTGGCGGCTCAGCGGTTCGCGGCACAGCGGTATTTGCGGCGGCTAGTTCGTCTGGCTTAACTCCATCGAACGTGACTACGTCTACAGCCACAGCGATTACTTACACAATGACAGGTTCTGCTACTGTGTATGGTTGTTTCTTGGTGACAGGTACTGGCGCAGTCAGCACAATCTCTAGCACTGCGGGTACTTTGTACTCCGAAGGTAACTTCAGCACTGCCAAGACTGTTACTTCTGGCGACACCGTAACTGTTACCTACTCGACTACTGCGACTTCATAAGGGGTCTTAAATGGCTCTAGCCCTCAATGACCGGGTACAACAGACTGGCACAGCCAACACCACAGTAAGTTTTACGCTTACTGGCTCTGTCGCGGGCTTCCAGTCCTTTGCCGTGGTGGGCAATGGTAATACCACCTACTATTCTTCCTTTGACGCTACGGGCAATTGGGAGGTAGGGGTTGGTACATATTCAACGACTGGCCCAACGCTAACGCGTACAACTATTCTGTCGTCCAGCAACTCCGGTTCAGCGGTTACGTTCAGCGGTACGGTCAATGTCTTTGTAACCTATCCATCTAGCAAGTCTGTTAATTTAGACGCATCTGGTAACGTCAGTCCGTTGGGCACAATTGCTTCTGGTACTTGGCAAGGCACAACCGTAGGTGTGGCTTACGGCGGCACAGGCGTAACTTCCTCCTCTGGCGCTAACTCGGTGATGATTCGTGATGCTAACCAGAACGTATCTATTAACCGACTTAACCAATCCAATACCTCTATTGCGGCGGCAGGTGGCACAACGGCGCTAACTGCGGCATCTAGTTACTCTCAGACCCTTACTGGCACAGGCAACCAGACTTACACAATGCCAGATGCGACTACCCTGAGTACAGGCGTAGCGTTTGGGTTTAACAATAACGCAACTGGAACACTGACACTCCAAGACTATGCCACTGGCTCGATTGGAACGATTACCTCTGGTGGCGCGATTGAACTTGTATTGGTATCTAACGCCACTGTTGCGGGTACATGGGACTACCACGGGTATCTCCCAGAGAATGTGACTTGGGGTACTAACGCCCTTAACATGAACTCTACGGTCATCACAGGCGGTACATGGCAGGGTGGAACTATTGCTAGTAATTATGGTGGTACAGGGCTAACAAGCTACGCCGTTGGTGACATTTCTTACTACGTTTCTGGCACTGCCCTGTCTAAATTGCCAATTGGTGCAAACGGGTATGTTTTGACTTCAAATGGTACAGGCCCAACATGGGCAGCAAGCACCGCAGCCTCAGTTGACCAAGCGTACTATTTTGCTTTTATGATGGGATAAGAAATGGCTACCTACACCAACGTATCGTATGGGGTTAAGAACGTAAGCACGAGCGGTTCAACCGTTACAACAGTTTCTTCTGGCACATTGGCTGTAGCCAGCCTTGTGGTGTCCAACACTTCCGTTTCCCCGATTACCTGTGACGTTTACATCACCCGTTCGGCGGTTAACTACTATTTAGTAGAGACAGCAACCGTCCCAGTTGGCGGGTCGTTAGAGGTAATTCAAGGCAACAGGATTATTTTGCAGGCTTCAGATGTTTTAGTAGTACTCTCAAGCGCAGCAACATCGGCAGACGCTTGGGTATCAGGATTGACGGTGGTCTAAATGGCGTATCTAGGCAACACCCCTACACAGCAGGCGTTTACACCAGCCATTGATTATTTTAATGGTAATGCCTCTGCCACGTCATTCACGCTGTCTCGCCCCGTTGCGTCTGTGGCGCAGGTACAGGTAACTATTGATAACGTAGCCCAGAATCCTAGTTCTGCTTACACGGTCAGCGGTAACACAA